TATAAAAGTGATGCAAATATCCCAAAAGAATTTACAGAAAAGTTCGCCGAGCTGATTATTCGGGATTGTATTAACTGCGCTAAAGAATGGTATGATGCTAGAATATCAGACTCAGCCCGTGACTATTCACGAGGATATGTACACGGATGTGATGAAGCTATTGCAGAAATGAAGAAACGTTTCGGAGTTAAAGAATGAAAAAAATTACAATCACTATATCTGGAGTTGCAGGATCCGGAAAGACTATGATTCAACAATGGTTGGCGGAACAACTATCACAAAAGTTTAAACGAGTTAATATTGACTGGGGAATTGACGATAATCCTGTTAGAGATTCAGAAATTCTAGAACGTTTTATGAATGATTCTTCTGACAATACTGAAATTACAATTAAAACACAAAATCTCTTGCATGAATTGGATGAATTTGGATTTAGAATTAAAAAATGAACTATTACATTTCGGAGTTGAATAATGGCTGATAGATTTGATTTAGAACATCATATTTTAGAATGTTGGAAAATCACTGATGATATTCCAATGATGGAATCACAGGGTGCTAATACAGCAGATATGACTAGTTTGGCTTGTGTATACGAATTTAAATTTAAAAAATTGTGGGAAATATTTGAACAAATTGTTCATGAAAAACAATTTGTAGATAAAATGTAACAAAAATGTAATAGTAATATTTTACAATTATTGTAAATACTATTAATCGGATACAAGATAGAGTATCACTGGAACTCGTAACCAGTACCCTACAGGATACAGTGTGATAGAGAAAAAGTATAAAACAATTTTTATTTCTGATATTCATTTAGGAACTAAAGATTGCAAAGCAGAACAACTAAATAACTTTCTCAAACATAATACCTGCGAAACAATGTATCTAGTAGGCGACATAATAGATGCTTGGAAAATTCAACAAAATCGCTGGCGTTGGCGTCAAAGTCATAGCAATGTAATTCGTAGAATACTTGGTCATGCTAAACGCGATACACGAATAATTTACATAGCAGGTAATCACGATGAATTTCTTCGTCCATTAATACCTTACGGTATTGGATTTGGACATATTGAAATAACAAATCAAGCAGAACATACGGGTATAGACAAAAAACGATACCTTGTCACACATGGAGACTTATTTGATGGAATCACTAGACTGGCACCATGGATCAGCTTCTTGGGAGATCGATCCTACGATTTTGTACTCACCCTCAATAGTAAATTTAATTGGTTACGTCATCGCATGGGTTTTGGGTACTGGAGTCTTAGTCAATATCTTAAACGCCGTGTTAAAAAAGCCGTAGACTTTATATTTCAATTTGAAAAAAACTTGGCTACCTATTGTAAGAAACGTGGATTTGATGGTGTGATATGTGGACATATACATCATGCCGAAATCAAAGAAATAGATGGTGTTACTTATATGAACGATGGTGACTGGGTTGAATCGTGTACAGCACTAGTAGAACATCATGATGGGCGTTGGGAAATAATTACATGGACACAGGAGAATGATAATGTGGATGCTGATATTGATAGCAGTACATATAAACAATCCCAACGACATACCGGCCAGAATACAGATTCCATTTGACAGTCAAACTGCATGTGAAAGCGCAAAATCTAATATGACATATTGGATTAAATTTGATAATTTTAAAATAGTAAGCGAATGCAAAAAATACTGATAATAACCGATAACATGCCAGATCAAATAAATGGTGTAGTCACAACATTTAAAAATCTGGAAAAACAAGCACACAAGAATGGATATAATGTTGAATTCATTGATCCAACTAGATTTCGTCATATTCGTTGTCCTGGATATTCTGAAGTTAAATTAGCATGGCCATGGGGCATTGGTCATATGATTAAAAACAGTAATGCCGATCATATACATATTGCTACAGAAGGGCCAATTGGATTGGCTGCCAGTAATTATTGCTGGAGAAAAGGTTTACGCTATAACACAAGCTATCATACCAAGTTTCCTGAATTTCTAAACGAAATTTATAAAATTCCAACTGAGTGGACATATTGGTATATGAGATGGTTTCATAAACATTCTGGTATTGTGCTCACTACTACACAAACAATGGTTAATGAACTTAAAGATAATGGTTTTCGTTGGGAAATTATTCCATGGACTCGCGGTGTAGATCGTACAAATCTAATGTCTACAGTAGATCATATTACTAATGAAATACCAATGGTATTATATGCTGGTCGTGTTAGTCGTGAAAAAGGTCTAGATGATTTATGTCAATTAGGTAATAAATATAGTATTGTAATCGTGGGTGATGGCCCAGATCGCATACGATTACAACAACAATATCCACTAGTTGAATTTGTTGGTTACAAAAAAGGTACTGATTTGGCCAATTATTATGTACAGGCTGATGTATTTGCTTTCCCTAGTAGAGTTGATACATTTGGTATTGTTATGATTGAGGCTATTAGTTTGGGCACACCAGTTGCCGCCTATCCAGTAACCGGACCAATTGACGTTATTGAGTCTGGAATTAATGGTTACATGAATGATGATTTATCAACTGCAATTGATCTATCACTACAATTAGATAGAGATACAGTGAAGAGCAGTGGTGAACATTGGACATGGGAAAATTGTTGGAATATATTTCATAAAAATTTAATCAAAAAGTAATAAATACATGTATGAAAATACATGAATTATTATATGAAGTTAAATTGACCAAAAATCGTTGGGAATTAGATATTTCTAACGATGCTAAAACAGAAGTTAGTGATGATCTAATTTCTCTTGTTCAAACTGCTTATAGTAATACTCCACAAGGAAGTTTTGTTAATAATATCAGTAATCTATTACCAAGTGAATGGGCAATAATTGACTTTGATAAAGATCCAGACGTAGATTGTGCTATATTCTATCGTCCTGCACGTTCTAATGAAACATGGACTGGATATAAAATACAAGGTTTAGGACATGATGGTAGTCGTGCTAGTAAAGATAAAGTCTTAGAAAAATTAACACAATTATTGACAAAACCAAGTTGGTGGATTGAATCATCTGATGCTTTACGTAATGTATTATTAAAGCGTGGGTTAACTCCAATTTCAGATCAACAATTTCTACAAAAATTATTCAATGATCCTAATCTACATATGATAGATAATGGAACATATAAACGAGAATTATCTGATAGTATTATTACTGAATCAGTATTTGGGAATCCTAAACTAAGATGAAAATCACAGAACTAGTTGGAATCAAAAATAAAATCAAGGACTTGCCACAAAATCCTCGTAAAGTTGCTGAGTATCCACTTGGTCTAGAATGGCACAAAGTACTATCTAACAATGGATTCAGACCGTTAGGTTCTGGATCATTTGGTACTGTATGGGACAATTATAAACTATCATATGTACTAAAAGTATTTTCTGATACAGATATTGCCTATATTGAATGGATCAAAGCGTCTATTCAACACAAAGATAATCCACATATGCCACATTTTGTCAGTCCACGAGCGGTTCGTATTGTTCCTGGAGTAGTGGCTATTCGTACAGAAAAGTTAACTCGTATTTCTGAAGATGCATACATGATGTTAAAACCAATGAATGCTGTAATAGAAGTCGCAACAATTGAACGAATATCTCCAAGTGAAGTTATCACTAGAAGAGGTGATAGTTGGAGTTCACGCTTTATTCCATTTATTGAATATTGCAAGAAATATCCTGATTTTATTCCCGCGTTAGATATTGTATATGAAGTTGTTATGAGACCAGGATTTCGTCCTGATCTACATGATGAAAATATCATGATGCGTGGATCAGTCATTGTTTTCAGTGATCCAGTTTTTGACAAAAAGGCCTTAAACAACAGATAATTTATCAACTGAATGATTATTTTACTGAGTCAAATATTTGTTTTTGTTCATTGTACCACTGTTGCCATGTATCAACTTTAACACTACATTCTTGATACTGACCATAATTCTTTGTTATCACTGATAATACTACACTTAACTTATCAGTTTGAGGTACGTCAATTAAATTCTCACACTTAGTTTTTAATGAATCGGGAATTGTTGGAAAATTTCTATTCACTGGTGTAACACACCCACTTAATAAAATAGTTAATAATAATGTGATTAATTTCATTTCTTTACTTTAGTATGTGCAGCTTGATTAAGTATCTCAATAGCTTCTGGATCAATTTTACATGTTCTATCTAATTTATCAGCATCTTTAGAAATACGTTCTTGAACTACATACTGTATTTCTTTTACTATTTTAACTTTATCTACATAAACTGTTTCTATCTTACCATTGGCTTCTGCTGCTTCTTTTTCTGCTTTTGCAACTTTCAATTCAAGTTCTGCCACACGGGCTTTCCACTTGGATTCAACCGCCATACCCCCTTCCATCCAAACACAGAAAATAATAAGTATCATACTGGCAATACGAATCATAAATGCATTCTGAGTAAAGAATGGAATCATCGTCAGAAGATAACTGCCAGCAAAAGCCGCGATGCCAACTATCAATAATATATGATAGACAAAATTTGGTAATAGAGAAAATATCCACATTATTTCCCACATATTAATTTACTCAATGTCGCGGGTCCTGCAATACCATCTGGTACAAGATTATTTTCGCTTTGCCACTTTATTAGCGCACGTTCTGTTGCCGGTCCAAAATCACCATCATTTGTTAATCCTAATGCAAGTTGCATTGTTGCTACTTCTGGTCCACGACTTCCACGACGCAATACTATATTAGTATTAACTGGTATGCTTTCTTGAATACTATTTGATTCTAATACTTGAAGATTATGTTCATTATTTTTTTGTCTTTCTTCCAAACCATGTGTGCCACCATTGATACGCTTGGTCATGGTTAATATATCATTACTATCAGCAAATTGATTTAAAATATTTGTGTTCCAGAACCAACAGGCGCTTTGAACGGCACCCTCATATGTCACTAGATATTCTGGCAACTGTTCAATAGACATATTAATTGATTGTGCAAAACGACTATAGTTATCTTTACCAGTTAATTGTATCAATCCTTTTCCTGAATATTTCCAACCATCACCACTTGATTCTGGTCCATTACCCATACGATCAGCATAGGCACGATTTCCAATCTTTTCTGGTTGCATAGCATATTGATTGGCTATTTCTAGAGTAGGGAAACGACTTGGCCAAACTCTCATCAAACTTCCAGCACTATAGTTTAAGTTTTCTCTTAATGTTCTAAAGTTACCACTTTCATGAGCACATTGTGCCACAAAAGCAGCCACTCGTTGTGGTGTATTAATTTCATATTTAGGTAACATATAACATAAAGCTTTATACCATTCATCCACATATTGATTACCTGGAATCATTTGTGCCAATTGATTTTGTGTAAAATTGAATGTAAATCCTTCGCTCATTTATATCTCCTATTTCTTTGATTCAGTAGAACTGTTTGACACATTATTCTCAGCATAAACCATAGCTGAAAATACACTGATATATACGGTTAATAATGATGTTAATAAATTTTTCATTTTAAATTACTGGTTGAGTAGTAGGTGGCGGAGCAGAATTATTGATTCTGTTCATTGCTAGTTGAGTAGTAGACACTGAAGAATAAGAATTATTTATTCCTGCCAATTTTTCTTGTGTACGACCATAAGCAGCCACACCTAAAACAGCACCCATGGCCATGTGAAATAAACCTGCACCTTGTAGTGTTAATGGCTGCCATTGTGTAATAACCGATCCTTGTGGATCAAGAGACTGTATCAAAGACCATAATATTGGAAATATAATAAAATCAAATATACAAACAGTCATATACATCCAACCCATCATTGGGCGCCATTTAGATGTCATCCAATCTTCTTTTTTTACTACTGTTGTTTCTTCCATTGACATTTCTCCCACATAGTTATAATGATATTTATTCAAAAATAACATTTTATTTCTCTATATGTCCAATATAGTTGATGTTATAACGTAATTCGTATATAATAAGTAAAACTAGAACTTAAAAGGTGGTGTAATATGAACTTTAAAGAATTCCCAGTTTTAGATACCGTAGAGTTTGAGGCAGTTACCATAGATGCTACCAAATGGGCTTCTGATAATTATTCACTTATGTTAACATTTTGGAAAGTATTTCCAAAAACTATAGCGGATACTAGAGAACCAGAAGGTATTATATTATGTACACATATGGGTGGAAAAAGTTTACGAGAAGCCTATAATAATTTTGAAGTATTATTTAGTAGTGGTTTTTTAAATAATGTATCAGTTTACCCTAATGGAAATATTTGGAATGAGGATGGTGATATTATATCTGAAATCTCTTGGCAAGAATTAGAAGATTATAAAGAAGATGATGATGAAATAGAAATATTTGGTTCAATTAATCTTCATAAATCACCAAATTTATTACAATAGGATCTGTTATGAGTACCGAATACGATAAAATTAAACATAGTAAACGGCAACAACAAAAAGAAAATCATATTAATAGACAAATGAATATTCGTAAAGTTCATTCATTTCCAGATTATGGTATTCCAAATGATCCATCAGATGCTAGTCCTCATCGTTATCACAAAGTAAGTGGTATGACATGTGGAGATAGTAATTGTGTTATGTGTGGAAATCCACGTAAGTTCTTTGATGAACGTACACAACAAGAAAAACGATCTATGCAAGATGTAGAACAAAAACGTAACAAACATAGTAACGGAATTCCTCCAACTGACGAATAATGAATATATTAATTTATATTATTACATTTCTAATTTTTGCAATTGTTGGATTTGCAGCATTAGGATTAATTGTTGCTGGAATTTCTTGGATTGCAATCAAATTATCAGAATAAATTTTACTTAAAGAATAATCATATGAACGAAAATTTAACACATGCACAGATTTTAGAATTGTTACGTCAATCAGATTGTGAAGTAACATTCAAAAAGGTGGATGGAGAATTACGAGTAATGCCATGTACATTAAGATCAGAGGCATTACCCGAAAAATCACTATCCGAAAATAAACGAATTCGCGAACACAATACAAATGTTATTAGCGTATGGAGTTTAGACAGACGAGAATGGAGAAGTTTTAGAGTGGATAATGTAGTTAGTATTATCCCTTTAAAATAATTTAATCACTGATACTAATAATAAATATTAGTCATTATACCAAAAAGTTTGTATTTTAATACATTATGTTATATAATGTAAGTTAGTTTTTTATCTCAAGGAGAAGTAATGCAATTTAATAAAACTTTAGTAGCAGCGGCGATTCTCGCATCAAGCGCAACAGTAGCACAAGCGCAAAGCTCAGTAACACTATATGGTTTAATTGACTTAGGTCTACAATATAGTACTGTTAGCACACCTAATGAAACATCTAAGAGTCATCTTGGAATGGCATCAGGTCAATCACGTCCAACAATCTTTGGAATCAAAGGTATTGAAGATTTAGGAAATGGAAATGCTGTTGTTTTCAATTTGGCAAGTAACTTTAATGCCAGTAATGGATCATTAGCGAATTCTGGAGATTTGTTTAATCAACAAGCCACATTAGGTGTTCGTAATTCTACAGTTGGTTTAGTAGAACTTGGTCGTCAAACAAACATGGCATCTAAGTATTTTCAAGCAATTGATCCATTTGTAACTTTCTACGGTCAAGCCGGTATGGGTTCATCATTTGGCGCAACCAACAATGCTCGGTATAGCAATATGATTATGTGGCAATCAAATAACTACAATGGTTTCACAGCCGGCGTTGGTTATTCGTTTAACACAGGTAATACTGGTGCTTATGTAACACCAAATGGTGTAGTTGTAACTGATGGTTCAAATAATTATTCAACAACCAACAATCAACGTGCTATTACTTTAGGTGTTAACTATGCATCTGGCCCATTAACTGTTACTGCAACATATGATCAAGTTATGCCACAAGATGTTGCTGGTAACAATGCTCCAACTCCTAAACAGTGGATCGTTGGTGGTTCATATGACTTCCAAGTTGTAAAAGCATCTTTGGCATATGGTCAGACACGTAATGGTTGGATTGCAGGTACACAACCAATGAACGGTTCTGGTTTAAATCCAAGTTGGACAAATGGTGCCGTATTGTATAACGAGGGATTTGCTGTTAATAGTTACTTAGTTGGTTTGTCAGCTCCAGTTACTGCCTCAAGTAAAGTATTTGCATCTTATCAAGCCGCAAACCCAGTTGGAAACTTGTCAGGTGTAGGTGCAGCTCAATCTATCTACTCAGTTGGATATGATTATAGCTTTAGTAAGCGTACTACAGCTTATGCAGCAGTTAGTTATGCAAATAACTACATGATGATTGATGGAGCCAAATCAACAGTTTTGATGACTGGCGTTCGTCACCAGTTCTAATCTAAAGGATAACAATGAAAGCATTTTTAGTAATCATGTTATCCTACTTAACCATCTGGTCTGTCGGTATGGCAGCAGAGGGTTATGTAACGGATAGTAGTGGTAAGATTGTAAAAACTGGAACTGGATTGTGTTTACATTCTGGTAGTTATACTGAATCAAATGCCGTAAAAGGTTGTGATCCAGTACCAGTAGTGCCAGTAGTTCAATCTTTAAAATCAGATGTATTGTTTGCCTTTGATAGTTCAGTTATTACTACTGAAGGTAAATTAGCATTAGATCAAGTGGCAAAAACTCTTACTACAAGTAATAAAGTTTCTGTTGTTGGTCATACTGATCCAATTGGTACTAAAGCCTATAATGATCGGTTAAGTCGTCTTCGTTCTGATGCTGTAGCTCAATATCTAGATAGTAAAGTTAAAGCCTTATATGAATCTACTGGAGTTGGTTCAAGTCAACCAACTGAAGGTAGTAATTTATGTGTAGGTCTTAAAAATCAAGAACGTTTGATTAAATGCTTTGCCCCAGATAGACGGGTAACTCTGACTATTAAGTAAATAAAAGCCCTTCGGGGCTTTTATTTTATCAATCTTTCCATATTAATTGACGATAATTATCAATTACTGTATAATATCACTATTAACTTAACTTTTGGGTCTATATGTTAGAATGTTTAATTATTGGTGATAGTATTGCCGTTGGGACTAAAATGTTTGCTCCACAATGTGAATTACAGGGTAAAGGTGGTATTAATAGTTGGCAATTTAACCGTATGTACAAAGGTTCATTTTATGCCGATACTGTTATTATCAGTCTTGGAACAAATGATCATAAAGGTGTAAAAACTTATGATGAATTGTTTGAAATGCGTCAACGTGTTGGTGCCAAGAATGTGTTTTGGATTCTTCCACACGGCAATCTAAATTCCCCACAAAATTTACCAATTGATCAAATTCAAAAAATCGTAACTGAGCTTGCTCAATATTATGGTGATACAATATTGCCTATTAATAGTGTACAACCAGATAATATTCATCCAAGTTGGGCTGGTTATAAAGATATTGTAGCGAGAACAAAATGATTTCAAAACTAATAGGAATATTTCTAATCTTATTAGTTGCATTTGGAATGTCACTTATGATAATTCCTATTGTTGGAATTATCTTTGGTCTATTAAAAAAGTTTTTAGAATTATAAAATTAATTGGAGAGTGTAAATGACACCAAGAGTAGAAGGATTTTCAAAATGTGGTTGTGGTCGTAGTCCAGATGGTTATTGTATTGGTTGGCATGGTATTCCACCAGCAGAATGGGAACTAACCAAAGAACAATTGATTAAAGAATTTAATGATCGTGAAGATCAAGGAGAATAAAATGAAAAAACTTATGCAGATTTTAGTATTATCAGTATCAGTATTATTTTGTAATATTATTATGGCTGAACCAACAGTTAAAGAAATCTTTCAAATTGCTCAAACAAATAAAGAACAAGCATTGAAAATGATTGATCAAGTAATTGAGGCTCGTCCAAAAAGTGCTAAAGCATATTTTGTCAAAACAGAATTACTATTGTCAATGAAACGTGTTTCAGAAGCTCGTGATGCTTATTATCGTGCAGATAAATTAGATTCTACATTTAGTTATGTTGATCCTAATACATTGGCTAAAGTTCGTAATACATTAGGAATTAAACCAAAGTCAGAAACAATTAGTAATCAAAACATTATAATTGTTTGTGGTATTGTAATTTGTGGTATTTTAATCATCTGGCTTATTGTTAGAAAAAGAGAACCACAATCTCCAAATTATATGCCAAATAATATGAATCGTCCAATTACACCATTTCATCCTTCACCAAGTAATGCTCAATCAGCGCCAGTTCAATCAGGTGGTGCAACATCTGGTAGTGGTATCATGGGTAGTTTGGCAACAGGTGCGGCAGTAGGTGTTGGAGCTGTAGCGGGTGCAGCGTTGGCAAATCATTTGATTAATGGTAATAATAGTAGTGCATCAACTAAAAATGTTACACCGGAATATACATCATCTAGTGATTTTGGTGTAAGTGATAGTAATAGTTGGGATAGTGGTTCAAGTTCAGATTCTAGTTCAGATTGGTAAAAATATGAACGAACAGCGTATTACTGATCATGCCGAACATTGTGATTTTTATGTTGGTAATGAACATTATGATAAATCACATGAAGAACAACAACGACTATGGACATTAAAGTTTGCAGAGTTGATTATTGAGGAATGTATGCGTATGTGTGATGTTGCGGCTGTTGGATATGAATCACATAATCATATTAAAGAAGCCAACGGTTGTAATTCGGCAAAAGAATATATTGCTGAACATTTCGGAGTTCGAGAATGATTACATTTTTCCCCTGTGACGATGATCACTGGCGTAGTTGTCCAGAATTTGATCTCACTCAACGTGGAAATATATCACTAGCAGTGAAAACCAAACGAGATTACAAAGTATTTCAAAAACGTTCCGAGTTGATTGAGTTTCTTAAAGAACACGGTGATGTTAGATTAGATGACGCTCAACATCCATTGGAATTTACTGGACCACATGTTCACGTATATTATGGAATCTTATATGACGTAAGACAACGAACACTACTAGGCTGGATGAAGGAAGATTACAGATGAACGAACAAGTTAAGAAAATGTGGACTGATCCCAGATTCCAGTTACTGGCTGATATGGATAAGTTGTTGAATGGTGATAGAATTTGGGCAGGTATGGATTGGCACTATAATCCTATTCACCCTGTTAAGTATCGTCCCGTGGCAGAACGAGTGCGGCAAGCATTAGATGACCTTAGAACAGAATACGGAGTTGAAGAATGAGTAAATCAGTTACAGTTGTTGGTGCAGGTATTACTGGAGTATTGACCGCGTACTATCTTGTAAAATCAGGTTATAAAGTAACCGTGATAGATCAAGAACGCTTTCCGGCAATGCAAACTAGTTTTGCAAATGGTGGACAAGTCAGTGTAAGTAATAGTGAAGTTTGGACTACATGGAGTAATGTTTACAAAGGCATCAAGTGGATGTTCAAGAAAGATGCTCCACTACTAATTCGTCCAACTCCAAGTATTGCCAAAATCAAATGGCTATCAAAATTTATGTGGCATACAATTTGTAATGACTATAATAAAAATACTATTGAAACAATTAGACTTGGTTTAGAATCTCGTAAACTTTATCAACAAATTATTGACGAAGAGAAATTAGAATTTGATCAGAGTTATTGTGGTATCTTACACTTCTATAAGAATGAAAAGTATTTTGAAAGTGCAATCAATGCCAAAGACATTTATAACGATAATGGTTGTGAATGGGATATTCTGACTGCTAATCAAACTATTATTATCGATCCTGCCTTGCATAATTTGCCTGATGTTATTGGTGGTGTATTTACTAAGAGTGATTGGACTGGTGATATTCACAAATTTTGTGTAGAACTATCTAACATTCTCGTTGAGAAATACAATGTAGAGTTTAAGTTTAATCAGACATTCAGTACAGATTTTGAATTATTGATTGTATGTGCTGGTATTGGTTCGGTAGAAATTGGTAAAATGTTTGGTGATTCAATCCCAATCTATCCAGTCAAGGGATATAGTATTACAATTGATGTATCAGATGAAGATATGAAATATGTTCCTCGTGTTAGTTTGTTAGATGATCAGGCAAAGATTGTTTCTAGTACGTTAGGTAATCGGTTTCGTGTTGCTGGAACTGCGGAACTTAATGACGAAAATTATGATATAGTTAGAGATAGAATTGAACCATTACTGAATTGGGTTCATACTAACTTTCCAAAAATAGATACTAGTAATTACTCAAGTTGGGCATGTTTACGGCCAATGACACCTAACATGATGCCTATAGTAAAGACATCTAAAACTTCCAATGTTTACTATAATACTGGACATGGCCATTTAGGATGGACTTTAAGTCCAGCAACATCAAAAATGTTAGTTGATTTAATAAAGGAAAAAGAATGACAAATGTATTTCGTGATCAAGAAAAGTTTATGAGAGCTTGTGATCAAACAGTAGAAAATTTCAATCAAACACAATTTAAAATGTACTTGAAACTAATCAAGGAAGAATACAATGAATTGCTAGAAGCACAAGGTTTGAATCAGAATCATGATCGTATTGAGTATTTGCCAGTTGACGAGATTGAAACTTTAGATGCCTTAATTGACATTTTAGTTGTTACTATTGGTGCTATTCACAGTATGGGTAGTGATGCAGAAGGTGCTTGGAAAGAAGTTATGAGTACTAACTTTGCCAAGATTGATAAAGAAACTGGTAAAGTTCGTAAACGTGAAGATGGTAAAGTTTTAAAACCAACGGGTTGGGTAGCACCCAATCTTGAATCATTTATTAAAAAATGATCAAAAAGTGATCAAAAGGTGTTGTAGAAATACAACACTTTTTTATGGCAAAAATTGACAATAAATCCATATTCCTGTATAATATACACATAAACTAGAGAAAAGGAAGTAAACATGAATTTATCAATTGGCGATTTTGTACGTTGGGAATCAGCCGCTGGCGTCAAGTTTGGCACTATTAAAAACATCGTTCTTAGCCCTGCCGCTAACGATAAAGTAACACCATGGATTGATGTTGAATCCTTAGTACAGATTTCAGATATGTATCATCTTAGAAGTGTTCGGCTTTGTGCCAGCGATAGCAATCTCAAAGGAATGCGTGTTACACTTGTTGCATAAAAACAACACTTTTTATTGACAGTAAATCAATATTTCTGTATAATACTTGTATACACTGAAAAAGCGAGAAAACATGAATATTACTACCGAACCCTTCAAAATCACCAAACGTGAATTTTTTCGTCGCGTTTGCCCAAAGTGGGATCCTAAGCTGGACACGTTCGATGTTTATCCCTCTACTCAACACGATCTCAACATTGTTAAAACCACGCTAGTACTGCCACATGGAACGGCGTATTCGGTGTCGTTTGTGTTTGATGGTGTTGTGTATTATCTGGAAAGTGAAGCAAAATTTGTTCCCAACTAATTTTTGTTGACAGTAAATCCACATTTCTGTATAATACTTGTATACACTGAAGGAAAGGAAGCAAACATGAAGTTAGCAATTGGCGCTAAAGTACGTTGGGAAAATGCCACTGGCATTTGTCATGGCACTATTACAAACATCGTATTAGAACCAGCCGCTAATGGCAAAATTACGCCATGGATTGACATTGATCGTAGTGAATTTTACAAGTTATCTGGCGTTTATCTTAATTGTTCTGTACGTCTTTGTGGAAGTGATATCGCTCTTAAAATGCATCGTTTTTACCCAATTGTCGCTTAATCATAAATTCAAAATGAAATATACAATAGAGAACTTACAACAACTTTATAGGGCTCATGATAGATCGGGGCCACGTGGTGCATATTATGTTTGGTATGGTGCTCATCCAGTTCCGGGAAATCAAGGAACTTGTGATGTTGAAGATTTTATTATAGACTTTTATACTCAATATAATGAGTATGCCGGTTATTCTGTATTTTAAAGGAAATAAAATGAGTAAAGAATGGAATTTAGAAGAGATGATGAATGGTCTACGTCAAGCAGAAAACTTGGTTGATCAAGTTTATCATTATGCCATGGAAACAGATAACGATGAATTGCGGCATCTTATGAATATGGCCGGTACTGCGTGTAATGATGGTCATAATGAATTATCGGCGTTACTAAAAGCTAAAATGGGAATGTCTAAAGAAGAAATTATGAGCAAATTGAATTTGGCTCAACAACTTCTATCTGATGTTTATCATGATGCTTGTGAAAAGGGTAATTCAGAAATTGAATCTCAAATGTCGGTTGCCGATTCTTGTATTAATGATGTTATGGGTAGTTTGGAGTAGAAAAATGACAGAACGTGAAGAAATTCAAACATACTACAGTGGTATGGCAGAGGGCATTTATAAGTATGCATATTGGAAAGATGGTGTTCAATATGTGGGCACTACTGGCAAGACCTTGAAAGAGGCTCTTGAAGACCTTAAAGTCGAACGTAAACAACAATTGGCAGGAGCATTTTAATGAGTTTTATGCGAGAAGCAGTTCGTGAGTGGGTGTGGAATGTTGGTCAAGATCGATCAGATCAACAATGGGTTCTTTCCGATTATGATACTTGGGAACGTAATCCACATTACACTGGTCCCGATCAAGGTCATCCTGAAGATGAATATTATGAAGATGAAGATGAGTAATAAAATTAAAGAACTTGCGGGACAATCATTAGACAAAGTTGTTCCTTATACATGGACTAATCTAACCTATGATGAGTTATGGGCGTTACAAGAATATTTTGGCAAATTGATTGTCAAAGAATGTGTTAATGCATTATGGACTGAAGATTGTCATGTTAGTGATTTAGCAATAATTGATTTTAACGAAAAGAAACGTAAAATTTACGAACGTATGGGAATTACAGAATGAACGAACAAATTGATAAAATATATGGCGAGGCATGTATTACTGCCGGCTATTTGGATGAAAGAGAATTCTTAGAAAAGTTCGCCCAGTTGATTATTCGGGAATGTTGCGATATGGTTAATAAACATACTCAACACAATAACCCTAATGATTGTTTATTGGTGCTGGATATTAAAGAACGTTTTGGAGTTGAACTATGAAATCAGATCCAACGTGTAAATCTCTCTATAAAAAATCTCTATCAATTTCTGAAAGAAAATCTATGGAAGATTATTATGTTTATATCGCATACGCCTCTGTAGAAGAAATGGAATCCGATAGATTTACTCGTGGGACAGATAGAGCCCCAAAGGGTGCCAAATATATCCCTCGTCATAGATATGTTGTATAAAAACAACACTTTTGCTTGACAATAAATACAGATAATGTTATAATATTCATATACGCTGAGAAAAGGGGATTAAACATGAAAATCAAATGTAAACAATGTCAGATCAATTTCAAGAATTCCTTTACTTTTCAACAGCATGATTGTGTCGTAAAACACGAAGAAATGTCAATGAACGAGTTGTTGCGCCGATACAACGATGAGAAAAAAGACCTTGACGATAAATCCAAAAGCTGATATAATATACACATACACTGAGAAAACGGAGAAGTAAATGGGTTTTGAAAAGATTGTTTTAGACAAAGTTGCCAAAGTACTTAAACAAGATCGTCAAGCGTATTTTGTTAACGGTACTCTGTTTGTACGTGCCGAAGAAAAAGATGCTCGCCGTGTGTTTTCTGTATTGTTCAAAGACTACAATCAACGAGTCCAAGTTAGTGTCGCTATGTTCGGCGAGTACGCTTACGATTTTACAGCCTAAGGATTTGAAATGAAAAAAGATTGGGGATCAGTTATTTTTGCATTGGCAGTATTTGTTGCTGTCAGCGTTATGTTGGCGTGGCCAGTGATGATGTTGTGGAATGGATGTTTGGTTGATGCCGTTACGGGTGTTAAAGAAATTACTTGGCTTCAGGCTTGGGGTATTAACTTTCTGTTCGGCATGTTGTTTAATAAAAATTCAGTAAAAATAAAGGAATAATTATGACTGGTTATTGGGTTTTTGATGAATATGAGGACGATTATGTTTATGTCCCTTCTGCAGCCGAATTGGAATAATTATGAAAATTAGAGTCATCGTAAACGGCGTATGTTTTTATACCACTCGTGCCGCTATTAAAAAGCAAGTGGTCTCTGATTTTTCTCTACAAAATACCGCTATGTATTTTGTTCTTGATCAGATGGGTAAATCAGATGGTTTCGGTTCTACTGTTACATTGTATGACGAAAAAATGAAACGTCATTCTTTTGATGTTCAATTAAATAAATGTCAATGAGAGATAAAATGATTAAATTTGGCAAATCTGGCAGTGATCTGATTTTCACCATTAACGGTTTTGAATATCGTATCTATCGCGATGTTCAGGATGACTGTATCAAAAATTATCACTTGGCTTTTTTCGGTGATAATGAGTTGGATATCCCAGCTATTACTAATACCAGTCCCTATGAGGAATTGGATACTGATACTTTTTATTGTCACATTATGGATGCTTTGTATGAAGCTCAAAATGTAGGCTGTGAATTCGATCTATGAATATAGAAAATCTCAAACCACATCAAGTTAAACTTCTTGACAAGATGTGGTCAATTCAAAACAAAGACGATTTGGATATTTGGATGGCTGGTCTTAATGAGACCGATCTAAATGCAGTAATCGTATTACGTCAATTAATGATCTATGAATTTATAGATGTAGCCACAAGTCTTATGAAATCAGAAGATTTTGTGAGTGTAAATTTACTTTTGTCAAAATTTTAAAGAATTATAATGGGTAGAGTTAAAGAATTATATCAGTCATTGATAGATGCCAAAACACTTAAAGTTTATCATGAAAGTGTTCCCATTGAATATACAATGTCGGCTTTTGAATTAGAAGAATTGGAATTTGAATCCAATATGAAATTCATTAATACCGAATTACAAATAATTACAAATTCGGATAAAGCCGATAATGAAATCACTTGACACTAAATCCGTTTAGTGATATACTAGAGTTTCAATGGGACCTCGTAAACTTCCCGGATTTACGAATGTCTTACACAAGTTCCGGGAATTTTTTATTATATTTTAGGAGTTTTAAAAATGGCAAAACGTGATACTCTATGGACTTGTGTCGGCATTACTAAACACGAAACCCCAGATGGTTCAAAAGTGGTTGAAAAGGTTCGATGCGGTGTTGATCTAACTAGTCGTATCAAATCGGCTCAATCAAAATCTTATGTAAAATCAAAGGGTGTTAAACTCATTGAAAAACGTACAGATTTTATTAGTCTCCCAGAACCAATGTTACGATTAGAAGCACTTAAGTTTGCTCTGGCCGCACCTGAGTTTAAAGACCCAAGTGATCAAGCGTTGATTCAGGATCAAATTGATACCCGTGAACCAAAAGCACCTCGTGTCAAAAAAGAAGTCAAAGTAAAAGCCACCAAGAAACAGGCATTATCACTTGACAGTATCAAGTCACGTAAGCGTAAAGTTTCCGCTGATGATGTTCTCGCCGCAGTTGATCAAACAACCGAATAATCGGTCATGATCTAGTATACTGACGGTGGATATTCTGCCGTCAGTTACTCTATTCGGAGTTACAAATGAATTTCAAACTTATCACTCTGGTTAGTGTAATGGCACTTGCCGGATGTTCTAGTCCCAATTATCAAAGTCAAAGCAATCCCAGTGGTCAAGTAAATCCTGGTCAACAAACTGCTATCAGTGAACAACGTGCAACTGAGGACTTTAAACGAGACGGTATCAAAATTATCTATGGTATGTTCAGTGGCGGAATTGAAGCCATTGAAGTAACTGGTTATGCTCCTGTTTGGGGTAATAGTGCCAGTGCCATTGAATCAAGTTATAAAGTTGCTGAGTTAGATGCCAAGCGCAAACTCAATGACTTTATCAACAAAGAAAGTATTACTAGTTCCACCAGCGTTGAAATTATCAGTAAAAATTTAGAAAAAGCAACTGATAATAAATCCAATAACATTGCCAATAATACTGGTGCAGTATCAACCTCTGATACCGAAACTACCGGCCAAATTAATCAGGCAGTTCGTCAAGATGCATTGGCTATTTCTAGTCGTTTACAACAAAATATTCGTACTAGTAGTCGTGGTATTTTGGGTGGATTACGTATGGTTGATAATGAAATGATTGGTAATGGACGTAATGTCAAAGTAGTTTTTCGTTGGGATAAGAAAAATGAAAAGGGTATCTTAGATGTTCGCAAATCAATGATGAGATAATCATGAAATTAAAACTGATCTCGGCTCTAATACTAACAAGCGTTTGTTCCATATCTAATAGTCAAGGAATTAGTTCATCTATTATTGCGCCAGTCAGTCCTATTATGTCAGTGATTAGTATTACTAAGTTTTTCGTTGAAGTAATAGGTAATCAAGTACCAGAATATTTGGTTAAAATTCGTGTTACTGATTATGATCAACAACTTGCCACAAAATTGGCATTTAAAGAAGCCTGTAACAAGGCATTTGGTAGTGTTATCTCTAGTGAATTGGAAAGTAATAATCAACAATTGACCAGAGATAATGTAACTAATTATAGTAGTTGTTATGTCAAAGATCATAAAATCATTTCTAGAGAACAAAACGGAAATGGTGAATTCATTTTGGAAATTGATGTTACAGTTAGTTCCAATAAAATTGCCAATCGTGCTTTGGGTAGTTCTAGTGCAACCAATCAATTAGATGGTGAAAAACACATTGATCGTATTGTTACATTTCAAGAAAGTAAACAAGATGAAGATAAGATTTTAAATTCTGTCTTACAAGATTATCCTAGTAGAGCCTTTAATTTAGAAATTGATGGCAGTAGATCAATGGTTAATAACTATAGAAATGGCAGAATTGAAATTGATTTTATAGCCGGTATGAATCAGGGATATTTAGATTCATTACAAGAAGTATTTAAAACTGTGGGAAAAGTACCAAGACTTAATCCTATTGATCAAAGACCAACAGATAGCGGAATGGCGCAAGTGTCGGTTTTATCAGAATCTCATTCATTTTTCTTTGGTGCCAATCAAACAAAATATTACCAATTTAGTGATCTGGTAAGTTATGGTGCTATTCAGAATAGATTGGGTGCTCCTATGAATTTATTAATTCAAGTTAGAGTACAATCTGGAAATTGGTCAAACTTTGCCTGTACTAGTGCGCCATTTAATAATCCACAGGCACAACCTAATCTAGTTACATTTGGATATAATTATACTGGCATAATCAATGCTCGTAAAAAACTTCAATATACATTAGCCATAAATATTACTAGTCAATCAGTAGCAAACTACATTGGTAGAATCAGTGATATTAGATTAACTCCTACATTAGAAAATTGCCCTATGGATAATTTGTTGGGCACTAAAGCCAGTTTTGTTTAATAAAATGTTGGCATAACATGAGAGAAAAGATAAGTATATTATATGAGCAACATTCTTCACTGTTCCTTTTGCGGAAAACATAAAAACTTAGTTAAAAAACTTATCGTAGGCGAAAGTTCAGCAATCTGTAATGATTGTATTGAACTTTGTACGGAGTTATTAACAAATGATTCATCAACTGATGATCAATCGATAGATCATGAACCAACTAAACTATATCCAGATGATATCAAAAATTTTCTGGATCAATATATTATTGGACAAGAACGTGCCAAGAAAATATTAAGTGTAGCTGTTAGTAATCACTATAAACGAATTAATAACAAAGATGAAAACATTGTACTTCAAAAAAGTAATGTCTTAATCGTTGGTCCCACTGGTAGTGGTAAAACTTTATTGGCCAAAACTGTAGCCAAATATCTAGATGTTCCATTTATCATTGCAGATGCCACTAGTTTAACTGAAGCTGGTTATGTTGGTGATGATGTTGAAAGTATGATTAGTAGATTATTGGCTGCGGCGGATGGTGATATTGAACGTGCTCAACGTGGTATTATTTTCATTGATGAAATTGATAAAATTGCCAGACGTTCAGAAAGTGCCAGTATTACTCGCGATGTATCGGGTGAAGGTGTACAACAAGCTTTACTTAAATTGGTAGAAGGAACTGTATGTCGTGTATCTCAAAGTGGCAAACGTAAACATCCAGGTCAAGAAATGATAGAAATTGATACAACAAATATACTGTTTATCGCTGGTGGTGCTTATGTTGGTTTAAATGAAATAGTATCAAAACGAATGGATGGTAATAGTATTGGATTTTCATCTAAACTAAAATTAAAAGAAGATATTGATTATTTAGAAAAGATTATTCCGGATGATTTAACTAAATTTGGAATGATACCAGAATTTACTGGACGTTTTACTAGTTTGGTTAATATTAGTGAATTAAATAAAGAACAATTGATTAGAATCATGACTAATGTTAAGAATAATTATATTCAACAATATGAATATTTATTAAGTCTTGATGACATTGCTTTAACATTTACATGTGAATCTATTGATCAAATAGCAGAAAATTGTCTTAAATTAAAAACTGGTGCAAGAGGACTTCATAGTGAAGTAGAACGAGTATTATTGCCTCATATGTATGATGTTCAATCCTATATAAAGAACAATATCAAGGCGATAAATATCACTAGAGATTTAGTAGATGAACCAAGAATATTAATAGAGAATACAAATGAAAGTAATAATTAGAGATGGTCAATCGTTTGAATCGTCAATGCGTAAATTTAAAAAGAAAATCAATGATAGTGGTTTACTTGATGAAATACGTGAACGTCAAAGTTATGAGAAACCAACTATCACAAGAAAAGTAGCCAAAGCACGTGCTAAGTCACGTTGGAAGAAACAATTACGTAGTCAAGAATTACCTAAAAAAATGTACTAAAATGATAATAGTATATATTCATGGTGCCAGTGCCACAGGTGAAAGTTTCAATTATATTAGAGAACATCTTAAACATAAAGATGAATATATGATTGAATATGACAGTAATCATGGATTTCATAATAACTTAGAATCAATGAAAGATCAATTAAAAGATTTCAATGATATCTTTTTTGTTTGTCATAGTCTTGGTGGAATATATGCCTTACATTTAAGTGAATATCTTGGTGATAAAGTATTAGGTGCTTGTACAATTAGTACACCCTACGGTGGGGCAGAAAGTGCTGACTTTGCCAAATATTTTCTACCATTTAATAGATTACTAAGAGATATTGGCCCATTAAGTGAACCAATGTCACGTGCTCGTAAGATTGATATTAAACATCCATGGACAAACATTGTCACTACTAGTGGTAATAGTCCATGGATTATCAGTGAAAATGATGGTGTTGTGACAGTTAAGAGTATGAAATATAGAACAGATATGAATTTAATTGAAGTTGACATTAATCATTATGAAGTGGTTCTTAGTCCAATTACTATAAATATAATTAAAGATAAACTTAAAGAGATAAAATAATGGCAACTTGTCTGACATGTAATAAAGAGTTTGAAATTCGTCCATGGTTCAAACAGTATTGCTCGTCTGATTGTAAGGGTGCTATTAATGCAGGAATGCCGGCTTGGAATAAAGGTCTGAAAATGACTGATGAACAAAAGTCAAAAATGAATTTAGAAGGATTTAAATTGGGTTGGGGTTGGAATAAGGGTATACCAAATGAAATTGCTAGACAAAGAATGATCATTAATAACCCAAACAAAGATGGAAAGGTAAATAATTCTAGACCAAAAAAACCGATTGAAGATGAATTCATATTATATAAAAGAGAATGTAAGAAAGCAACTTATAGATCATGGTATAAAATGAAAAAAGAAGGATTGATTCCGGAAAATACTGGGAAAAGAAAAGATCAATTTCAACTTGATCATATTATCCCATTCAAACAAGGATTTGATTTGAAAATAGATCCTAGTATTATTGGTGGAATGAAAAACTTGAGATATATTTTAGGTGAAGATAATCGTAAAAAATGGGATAGTTATCAGCCCATCAATGTTGTAACTAGTATTATAGGAGATTAAAATGGCATATTCGGCTGCTGTACTGGATCATTATGAAAATCCAAGAAATGTAGGATCATTTGATAAGGAGGAAATAGCGCAAGTGGGAACCGGCATGGTCGGTGCTCCCGCTTGCGGTTAACGGAGATGTAATGAAGTTACAAATAAAAGTTATTGACGGTATTATTACAGATGCAAAATTCAAAACTTACGGATGTGGTAGTGCGATTGCTAGTTCATCATTGGTTACAGAATGGGTCAAAGGTAAAACTCTTGACGAGGCTGGAACAATTAGAAATACCGAAATTGCTCAAGAACTTGCATTACCTCCGGTCAAGATTCACTGTTCAATTTTAGCGGAAGATGCTATTAAAGCTGCTATAGCGGATTACAGAAGCAAACATGATATTAGACATTAAAAAATGGCCTGAACAAGTATTACGTACTCGTTGTCAAGAATGGGACTTTAATAATCCACCTGCTGGACTTAATAGATTTCTTTCTACTGATTTACTTGAAACATTACATCACTATCAAGCTCATGGTATTGCAGCCAATCAAGTTGGTGTATCTTATAGAGTAATAGCCATTAATATCAATAGATCATTGAGTACTACTTTAATGTTTAACCCAGAAATAGTTAGTATTAGTGAAGATCAATATAAGAACTCAGAGGGTTGTTTAAGTTTTCCTAATGTATTTTTAGACATTACTAGACCAAAAACTGTAGATGCTCGTTGGCAAGATATCAATGGAGTATATTATACAGAAACATTAGAAGATATGGATGCCAAATGTTTCTTACACGAATTAGATCATTTAAATGGTATAGTGTTTAAAGAATATGTTAGTGATTTAAAATTTAACATGGCAGTTAAAAAAGGTAAAAAAAGATGATTACAGTGACAGAACGTGCAGCAGCCAAAATAGTTAGTAACATTGCCAAACGTGGTAGTGGACAGGGCATCAAAGTAGGTGTCAAGACAACTGGATGTAGTGGTCTTGCATATGTACTTGAATATGTAGATCAAGTTCCCTGTACATGGGATTGGGTAGAGTACGATATCGGAAGTGGCGCAAAAGTTTGGGTCACACAGAAAGATTTAACATACATTGATGGTATTGAAATTGATTATGTGAAGAAGGGATTGAATGAAGGTTTTGACTTTATCAATCCAAAAGAATCTGCACGTTGTGGTTGCGGTGAATCTTTTACAGTTTAATTTATCCGATAATATTGTACTATTTTACGTAATCTTGTATAATAAGTATTAATGTAGATGCCTTAGGGGTCTATATTAGTCATCTTGCTTAACAAAGGAGAAAACAAATGACACGTACTTTAAGTCTAAGAAGTTTGGATATTCCATCTATACACAAATTCGGTATTGGATTTGACTCAATGTTGGATGAAATGCTCAGAGTATCAACTCAATCAAATCAAACCAATTATCCCCCATATAACATTGTCAAAGAAACTGAAGATAAGTTTCGTATTGAAGTGGCTACGGCTGGTTTTAATGAAGGTGAGGTTAAGATTGAACTCAATAATCGCGTATTAACAATCAATGGTAGTAAAGAAAATCAGGAAGTATATACTGATGAATACTTATTTCATGGTATTAGTAATCGTGATTTTCATCGTGAATTTACATTAGCCGAACATGTTAAAATTATTGATGCCACAAATGTTAATGGCATTTTAACCATATACTTGGAACGTCAAGTACCGGAAGAAATGAAACCAAAAACTATTGACATTAAGTATCTTAAGTGATATAATAAATACTTGTAGTGAATAGTGAGGCGATTTTGTCTCACTATCATTCTTAATTTTCAAGGAAACAAAAATGGCTAAAACTGAAATCGGTACTAAAATTAAACCAAATATTAAACTTTCAGAACCATCATTCTACCGTGTATTTTATATTAATGATGAAGTTACTACTATGAATTTTGTGGTAGAATCATTAATGGAATATTTTGATTATACTGAAGATTCAGCATTGAGTTTGACTGAGAATATTCATAGTGCCGGTAGTGCAGTTGTAGCAGTTCTACCATATGAAATTGCTGAACAAAAAGGTATTGAAGTAACTATTGCCGCTCGTAGTCAGGGTTATCCACTACAGATTAAAATTGAATCTGATTAAAGAGGAATTCTTTTTGGTTGATATAATAATCCTGATATTACAGGATTATTAACATATTGTCTATCTGATAATGTTACATCAATAGACATATCATTAGTTCCAAATAACCATTTATCAATCTTATGTTCATTATCAAATAGTAAACTTAAACTTAAATTTAATTCTTTTGGAAATTTTACATTTGGACTATTAAATGTCAAATAATCACTTGGTATACTATTACTAACAATAACTATCTTTTTAACATCTTCACTATGTTGAAGTTTTCTGATACTCATACTAACATAGGATATATCTTCTGATCTATAGTTTTCTAAGTATTCAAGTTCTTCAATACAATTGGATTGTTTTCTATTACCATACCAACCATTACAACCAACAAAAGCTATACCGTTTAGTACTACTACATGATTATGTAGATAAACTACATTATTAATTTTACTACAAATTTCTTTAATTTCTTGTACTCTGGTATAATAATCTTTAAGATTATCATGTTCAAGACTACCATCTATGAATAATACACCGCGATAATTATCACCAAGATGAGACAATGTTCTTTCTAAGATTTTCAGATTGTTGCTTATATTGCCGGCCACCACACAGAATAAACTGGTTTGTTTTCCAGTCCATTCAAATATATCGGTATCAGTTAAATTTAAATCACTGATTAAATCAACAGAAAATGTATTATGCATTATCCGTTGGTTTTTTGATACGTGGTTTGGCTGGTTTTTTGACTGGTGCTGGTTTAGTTGTAGATTTAACTGAAGTTTTAGTTGTAGATTTAACTGGAGTTTTAGTCTTTTTAGTTTTTGATCCAGATCCAGTTACCACTTTTAATTCAGGCACAACAGATTTAACTTCTTCTACTATCGGTTCTACTACGGGAACAACTACGGTTTCAACTGGTGATTCAACTTTATATGGTGCTACTGGTTCAACTGGTGATTCAACTTTATATGGTGCTACTGGTTCAACTGTGTCTTTTGATAATTTCTTCCAAAAGTAATATGTTACAAAATAAGCCAAAACAATACCACCAATAATTAAAATATATTCCATGTTTAACTCCTAAAATAATATTTATGACCAATTTAATTGACAGAACTTTTTTTCTATGTTATATTAGTAATATGACAAATAGCAAGGATTTTAAATGACAAAACAAGACACTAATGACAATCAGGATAAATCACCTAGTGAGGCACTACAGGAATCTGGTATCTACGTGTTTATGGATGACGTTACATCAGAATCAGTAAAACCAATTATAGAATGGATTTTATATGAAAACTATATTAGTAAAATTCGTAAGACTGAACTATTATTGATGGTTTGTAGTGAAGGTGGTGATTTGTCAGCCGCATTTGCATTGATTGATACAATGAAATCTAGTAAGATACCAATTAAAACCGTGGGACTTGGTTTGATTGCCAGCTGTGGTTTATTGATTTTTATCTCTGGAGTAAAAGGTCGTAGATTTTTAACACCAAATACCAGTATTCTTAGTCATCAATTTAGTGCCGGTAGTGAAGGTAAAAGTCATGAATTATTTGCCATTATGCGAGAATTTGAATTGACAAATAAACGTATTTTAGATCATTATAAAGTATGTACTGGACTAGATGAATCTACAATCATGTCACAATTGTTGCCAGCTCAAGATGTATGGCTTGATCATGATGCCGCATTAAAACTCAATCTATGCGATTTTATAGAGGGTGTTAGTCCACCGTCTAGTACTCGTAAACGAACAACTAAAGGATAACAATGTTCTGGAACAAAAAAATTATAGAAGTATTCAAAACTGATACTAGTCAACTTGACGATATTAAGCGTCAAGTTGAAGAGATAAATCGCATATATTCCAATCCTGAAAATGCTCACAGTGATATAGAAATAGATCGGTTTCAAGATTCAGTATCACTTAATATTGTGACATCCTATTACAACAAGACTAAAATGTTGGCGCAATTTAAAATTGACAATCGTGATCTAAGAGCTATTGTAGAAGGAAACGGCGAATATTGGGGTCAGTGGCAGCGTAACTATGAAGAATGTCAACAACGATTGGCGAACTCAGAGTTACACTTAAAACTAGAAAAAGAAATGTATCAGAAAATATACAAACGAAATCGTGATTTAGAATCTGAAGTATATTTGTTAAAGCGTGAAATTGAAATCCTAAAAGGAGCAGTAAAATGAGTTTAATCCCAATGGTGGTAGAACAAACAAGTAAAGGCGAACGTAGCTATGATATCTACAGTCGTTTGCTTAAAGATCGTATTATTATGTTACATGATGATGTTAACGAACAAAGCGCCAGTGTGATCGTGGCACAATTACTATTTCTAGAAAGTGAATCAGAAAAAGATATTCACTTTTATATCAATAGTCCAGGCGGTAGTGTAACAGCCGGTATGAGCATTTATGATACAATGAATTTCATCAATTGTGATGTTAGTACTATTGTAATGGGTCAGGCTTGTAGTATGGGTAGTTTATTGGCACAGGCTGGTACACAAGGTAAACGTTTGATTCTTCCATATGCCAGACATATGATTCATCAACCAAGTGGTGGTGCACGTGGACAAGCCACTGATATGGAAATTCAAGTTAAAGAAATTATTAAAATGAAACGAGAATTAACTCAAATCTATGTTAATCATAATTCAGTTGGAAAAACATACAAAGAATTATCAAAAGATATGGAACGTGATTTCTTTATGAGTGCCGATGAAGCTGTTGCATATGGTTTGGCAGATAAGATTATTACAAAACGTGGTGTATAATGAGTTATACATGGATTGATGATGAAGAAGCTCTTGAATATTTTAAGAAAGAATATGAGGCAAATGTTGTAACTTCTAATAGACGTTATCGCAGAGTCAAGTACAATATTAATACAGATGGCAATCTTTCTTCTTTTCCAGGATATGATGAGATTGAAGATGTAGAAATGATAGATATCGTTATGCCAAAAGAGAATCTTGCACGTTTGATATCACATATGGATAGTTTTTTGTATCGTCAAGAATCACGAGAACGTGAATTGAGATATCTATATGGATCATTGAATAAAGCATGGGAACAATATCAATTGATTTTAGCATTAGTAGATGATGGTAAATTTCCACTGTAGTTATCCAAAAGTCATTGACGACAAATCAATTATCAATTATAATATCAGAGTAGATATCTATTCTGATATTTTTTTAGGAATTAATAATGGCAATTTATTCAAATAATCAAGTTTTATGGAAAAACACAAAACTACTAAAATCAAAAAATCAACCTATTAATATTCCTATTAATGTGATTGAGTCAGGTATATCTCCATGGGCTGTACTTAAACCAAATATCAGAGTTAATAGGGATTTGTTAGCCATTAGTTGTCATCTGTGGAGAAATTTTAAAGATAATTGGGAAAAACGTTATCTTCCTTTAAAAGAAGCAGTCAAAACTCTTAATTTAACTCAGATAGATTATGATAATGCCGAATTAGTGGCAGATTATTTTAGTAAACATATCTTAATCAAACAACTTAAAGGTGATCTTACTGATTTTCAAAAATCAGTTCTAACATTTATTACTAGTGATAGAATGTCATATGATAGTGATAAACCTGGATTGATTTATCGTTTGCCAGAATATTATGAAACAGATCAACTTTTAATTAAAATGAAAGATGCATATTATAATCATGATTATGTTTCTATTAATTCAAATTTTTCTCGTTACATGAAACCAATTTTGAAAGTTAAACGTAATACAGTTCAACTTAAAGTAGATCAATATTGGTTGATTGATATTGAAACCAATAATTTAGTTATGATTGATGTTGATAGTAAAAATCAAATTAAATATATTTGGGATAATATGTTTGACACATCAGAATCAATCAAGATTAAAGCAAATTGGGAGAATAAATCTCATTCATTGAACTTTAACTATATGACTAGTGATGAGTGGAAGATTGATTTTAACAAGGATATTACATGATATTAATTACATTGTTGTTATTACTTCAAGTAAAACACTTTGTTATTGATTTTCCATTACAGACCAAATATCAATGGTCTAATAAAGGAACATATGGACATCTTGGTGGATTGTTACATGCTTTGTTACATGGTATTGGAACATTTTTATGTATTGCAATAGTAGATATTCCAAGTGCTATTATACTATCATTTGCTGATATAGTTATTCATTATCATATTGATTGGGCCAAAATGAATATTAATAAGAAAATGACATGGGGTCCAACTACACATGAAGAATTTTGGTGGTTATTAGGTTTAGATCAATTGTTACATCAAGTAACATATGTTGGTATGATTTGTTATTTGGTGACATTATGAAACTTTCAATAAGAGAATTTTTAGATAGTATTATACTTGATAGTACGCCAAAGACTATTGATTGGAATGGTTTATTGGCAGAACAAAAATATTATCCAGTTGAATTTGATGCTTTGAAGTTAAATCAGAATTATGTTGAAATACATAAATGGTGTAGAGAGTTAGTTGATGATCCACATTATGTTTGGACTGGTACAAAAATCTGGTTTGAAACAGAACAGGCAGCATTGTTGTTTTCAATGCGTTGGTCATGAATAGTCATCAACGAAGACTATCTAGGCGGCTATCATTACGAAAGATGACAAAGAAGTATGGAAGTTTTGTCGCGATTATTTTGCCTATATTACGAAAATCCTTGTCTAGTATGATTGCCAGTCAAATTGTAGATGTACAGCCTATGACAGCACCAACAGGTCAGATATTTACAATGCGTACAAGATACGAAAATCCTAAAAACTTTAAACTTCTTTCAACTGATGATTACGATGAAGATGTTCATGTTCCTAATGATTATTGTGTAGTAGAGGTATCCTATGCAGTTAACTTATGGATTGAGGAACAAGACATTTCACTTTGGAAGCCTGTTGATGATGTATATGCTGGATGGAGATATGTTATTAGTAATGAGTTATTTACAGTAATGGCATTGAAGTGGTCATGATTGCAGCGGAAATAAAAACTGAAGATATGCCACTTGAGGAACTTAATAAACGAATGAAGTGGTGCACAAAAAAGTTTGGACCACAGGCTGAGTTCAGAGATACAGTAGATGATAGTAGACCGTGGATGTGTATGTATGTGGGATACAATTTTGGTTTCTGGTGGTACTTTGCTCGTGAAGAGTATGCTACATTATTTGTGTTGAAATGGTCATGATAGAAATTAAATTATTTGATAAAGATATAAATGAGATTTTTGATATGGTTCATGATTTAAAAAAACGTGGATTAGTTAGTCATAAAGATTTTGACTTTACTTATATTCACAGTGATCATGGTTATGATAATGAGGGAATAAAAATTCCAAAATCAGTTGTATTTACATTTTATCAAGAATCTATTTCCAGTTGGTTTGCTCTTAAGTATCTATAATGTTTCCATATACTACAGATGTCATGGCAGAGTACCCATATGTAGTACAATGTATATCTGAAACTGAATCAGATCAATGGGAAAAATGGCGTTGGCTTTGTAAAAGTCAAAAATTAAATTGGGAAGAAGATTTTATAGCATTGCATAGTCCCATATTGGCAAGTTCAAGAAGATCATTATATGATCGTTGGGCTTTTAAAGATGCAAAACATGCATTAATGTTTGCACTAAAATGGTCATGATAGTTGACAAAAAAGAACGATTAACTCATAATGTTATAATACACGGCAAATCCAACGTTCAAATTGAAAGAATGTGTACATGGTGTCATGATAAATTTGGTACGAGATTTAGTATTGTTGATCGTCCACAGAAATTTGGACGTGATGGAACGTGGCAATGTTTATGGCGTAAAGAAGAAGATATGTGGAAATCACCTGTATATGAATTCTCATTTGATTATGAACAAGATGCATTATTATTTACATTGAGATGGTCATGAAAATAGAAAAATCAAATGTTGAAGACACTGCAAAAGTTTTAAATTGGCTCATTGAAAAAGTAGGTGAGAGATTACCAAATTCTGGTAGTAATATCAATGGTATTGGTTGGTGTATTCGTTGTAATACTTATATGAATACTTATATCATTGAGTTAACAGAACATGTAGATGAAGAAACACAATTACTTTTTATGTTAAAGTGGGCATAGTATGACTTATTATGTTGGTGAGTTACAGAGACCTGATACAGATCGTACCGTATACAGAGATGGTAGTAAGTATGATAATGCAGACTTCTTTATGAATCAGGTATGTGACTGGTTGAAAGAACACAATATTAACTATATATGGCGAGGACATGGAACTAGCACTAATAGTGTCGGAACGATCTTACATGTTACTGTGAGTATACCAGATGAGAAATCAGCACTTTTATTTTTATTGAGATGGTCATGAGCGAAGCAATCTCAATAACATGGGAAGATATTTGTTATCATACTCCTCATTGTCGAGTAAGTAAGTGGATAGATATTACTGTTCCAAATCATCGTACATATCATCAGGCATTTAACTGGCTTTATCACGAGAGAAAAGTAAGATCAGTTAAAGTTTCTGGAGTTTATGTTAATGATAAACATACTGGAGAATATCGTTTTAGTTTTCTCTGTGAACGAGAAGCTTTAATATTTGCATTGCAATGGTTATGACAAAAATTCCAATATCAGATGATACACCAATGTATATTATATTTGCCATGGAAGATTGGTGTATTAACAATTTTGGACCATGTATTATAGATTCCAGAAATAGATGGATTAGTGGAAGATGGTATCTTGATGGAGATAATGAAGTATTTAAATTTACTCATAGCAAAGATGCTTTGAGATTTACATTAAAGTGGATAATATGAATTCGGATGACTCACAACATAAATATTGGTTAAAAGATCATTATGATGTATTGGCAGAAATGAAAGGACATAAATTCTATTTGGTACCAGAAGAATATTTGGAAGAAGATGTCAATTATACTTCAATAATTTTAACTGATGTAGCATATTGGAATAATAATTTTGATGAATTAAATAGATGGTGTATTATCAATTCTGTTGATATGGTTGGGTTTTCATTAAAAATTTATGATCCAAAAATAGTTATGGCATTTATATTGAAATGGTCATGAAATTTATTGTTAGAGAAGATTATCATAGTAATGGTACAGTTTGGATGACTGCTCGTAGAGTAAGAAATCATTTAGAATATATTGATCATCTTGAGACTGCAGACATATATCGTTGGTGTACAAAAAAATTTGGTATTGGCCAACGTAGAAGTATTCCAGATAGTAGATGGTGTGTTAGTATAGATGGTCATAGTAAGTATTATTTTAGAAATCCCGCAGATTTAACATTCTTTTTATTAAAGTGGACATAATGACTAAGATTGATGTCAGTACGTTGAGTATAGGATATAGAGGGCATAATCTGCAAAAACTTGATGATATCTTTGGGTGGTGTTTTGAACACGCGGGTACAGATTGGGAATTTATTCGGCCGTATAGTATGCATGCCCAAAATCAAGATCAATATTTCTTGTTTAAAGATTCGGCCATTGCCACAATATTCGCTTTGCGGTGGTTATAATGCTTGACAATAACTCTATAATAGAGTATAATAGTATATAGAATTAGGAAACAATATGAAAGTTAAAATTGGAAAGTATAAGAATTGGATTGGTCCCTACCAAATTGCCGAAAAACTTTGCTTTTGGGCGAAAAAAGAAAAGTGTGAGTATGGTTTAGAACATACTGCCGAGTGGGTTCATAATTTCGGTACTTGGTTAAGTGGCGGAGATGATAAAGAATCATTACTACAAAAATTTTGTTTGTGGGTTGAATCTAAACGTCAACGTACAATCAAAGTAAAAATTGATCATTGGGATACTTGGTCAATGGATCATACATTGGCGTATATCATTTTACCAATGTTGAAACAGTTGAAAGAAACTAAACATGGTGCACCATTGGTTGATGATGCAGATGTACCAGAAGAATTACGTTCTACTAATGCCGAACCAAAAGAAAATGAATATGATACTGATAGTAATCATTTCAAACGTTGGGATTGGGTCATGGATGAAATGATCTTTTCATTTGAATGTGAACTTGATGATTCATGGGAAGATAAGTTTCGTACTGGTGTAATGGATACTGTTTGGACTCCAACTTCATTTGATGATAATGGCAAACCAAAATTGTATCGTATGGATGATGGCCCAAATCATACATATGAATGTGATTATGAAGGTATGAAAGTTGTTCAAAGTCGTATTGATAATGGTTTCAAATTGTTTGGAAAATATTATCAATCTTTGTGGGATTAAATATGAAACCAATACGAATTTATATTTCGGTGGTTGAAATGGTTAATACCAAATCTAGTTTATTACATATTATTAATACTATAAAAAATAGTAATTTAAAATCTGAAAAAATAATTATTGTACATTCTCTTAATTGGGAGAAATATGATTTTTTAATTGATTCTAATTTAGATATTGAATATTTTGATAGTGGTTGTGATGATACGGTTTATGAATATCCGGCTCTTCAGAAACTTTGGAAAGATTCAGCCAATTTAGATTTTTATGGACTATATCTTCATTGTAAAGGTTCAAGTAAATCTGATCCAGATCAATTTGCAAATGCAATACAATGGGCTACTTTAATGATGTATGGAGTAGTTACTAATAGTGATCTATGTTTATATCATTTAGAGTCTGGATCAGATTTTGTTGGATCAATGTTTCATTGGCATTTTAAAGGAAATTTCTTTTGGTTTAAATCAGAATATGTTAAACAATTAGTTGATCCAATGGAACTAAGTCCAACTTATAGATATCATTGTGAGTTTTGGGGTTTATATTCATATTCATGGGGTAAATATCCATTACCAAAAATAAAAAATCTATTTTATCTTCCGATTAAAACTGATGATGATTTTATTAATATTAAGAAATTACCATCTTTATTTGATAAAAGTATTTTAACAGAACCATTTAGTGATTTTTTACAAAAAGGATTCTATTATGCATATGATATCATTCTAGTAAATGGTTTAGAATTTAATGCTTATAAATATGAATTTAAAAAATATCTAAATTATGATGGAGTGGTAATTAATATGGATAATAGACAAATTATTCATTATGATGAAATTTAAGGATTAAAAATGAACAGCATATATAGACCAGACCTATGGGTCGTTGTAGAATTAAAGTATAACGATAGTGAAGAACGTCATCGTAAAGTCTTGGCTAGTTGGTACGGTGGTTATGCAGGTAGTGATCGTTGGAAACTGAGTTCGGGTATTACCGAAACTATTGAACACGAAAATCACTATGAGTTTATCAATCACAGTGGTAGTATTTACGAATGTGGAAAGCACATGAAGGGTATGAGTGGATTTACATCTGGCATCTTTAACAGTTTCGTTAAAGATTTAGAAAATGTAGGAACAATTGAGATCATTGATCTTGAATCAGAAAAAAACGTATAGGAGTTGAAAAATGAGAGAAGAACTAGACAAACAACTATGTGAAAAGTATCCCAAGATTTTCGTCAATCGTAATGGTGACATGAAAGAAACTTGTATGTATTGGGGTTTTAGTTGTGGTGATGGTTGGTATGATTTGATTGATACACTATGTTGGGATATTCAAAGTTACATTGACAACAACAGTTCAGAGACTAGAGTTATTCCACAAGTAGTGGCAGAACAAGTCAAAGAAAAGTTTGGAACACTACGTTTTTACACTAGTGGTGGAGATAGACTGATTGATGGTATGATTTGGTTTGCTGAGTCAATGAGCGGTAAAATTTGTGAGACATGTGCGAAACCAGGAAAATTACGTAATTCAGGATGGATTGTTACTCTATGTGACGAACATCAAACTGAACGAGAAAATAAATATAAGGAATAATTATGAAAGTGGCGCTTTGCTCCGATCTTCATTTGGAATTTGGTGATTTAGATATTAAAAATACAGAAAATGCTGATGTATTGGTATTGGCTGGTGATATTATGGTTGCTGCTGATATGCATGACTTTCCAGAAGATGTTATTAAACCAGAATGGGTTAATAATTTGCCTGGACGTTATCATCAAGCACAGAAATTTCGCGACTTTTTAAAACGTTGTAGTACAGAGTTTTCTCATGTATTATATGTTGCTGGTAATCATGAGTTTTATAATGGTAAATGGGAACAAACTCTAGATACATTAAAAGACGAATGTAAAAAATTCTATAATGTACATTTTATGGAAAATGATACATTTAAACTTGATGATGTGACATTTATTGGTGGGACATTGTGGACTGATTGTAATAAATCTGATCCATTAACACTTAGAGTTATTGATTCAAGTATGAATGATTTTCGTGTTATTCGTGTTGAACAGGATGAATTTAGACGTTTACGCCCAGCTGATACCATTGTTCGTCATTATAAGACATTGGATTATATTCGTCATGTAACAGTTGAAAAGCCAGATGAAAAGTTCTTTGTAATTGGACATCATGCACCAAGTAAACTTAGTACACATCCACGTTATGCTGATGATCGTTATATGAATGGTGCTTATAGTACAGATTTGTCTGAGTTTATTTTGGATCGTCCACAAATCAAAGTTTGGGTTCATGGTCATACACATGATGAATTTTCATACGTCATTGGTGATACTAGAATCGTGGCCCACCCACGTGGATATTTATTTCATGAACGTGGTTCGCAGGAAGATGATCCTTATTATCCAAAGATCATTGAAGTATAAGTTAAATGGACACTATGTGTCCATTTAACATTGACTATTATTACAAGTCATGTTACAATAGTAATACGCTGTAACGTAACAATTACAGTGACAACTTAAAAAGGAAATAAAATGAAAGTAACTCAACAAACCCGCTTAACAGAAGCACTCTTGAATGGTGAGCAATTGACTGTCCCACAAATGGCAGCTCGTTTTGATATTGCCAACCCAACTGCAGTTATCAGCAATATTCGTTTTGCTGGTTATGCCGTTTATGCTAACTCACGTAAGAATAGCAAGGGTCAATCAGTAACTCGTTATCGTATTGGTACTCCAACACGTAAAGTTATTGCTGCTGGCTATCGTGCTTTGGCCGCTGGTGTAGTAGCCTAATTATATTAGTATCGGGTGAAATTCCCGACACAATATTATTATAATTAAATAGTTTGAGAGACACTATACAAAAGTCTCTTACTAATTTCAAATATACTATTATGAACGAATCTACTAAAGAAGCATTATTAATATTACAAGAAGAATGTGCCGAAGTTGTACAAGCCACCAGTAAATGTTTTAGATTTGGTTTAAATGGTATGTATTTAAAAGAATCTAATCGCGATCGTCTGGAACAAGAGATCGGAGATGTATTGGCAATGATTGATATCTTAACTAATCAAGGTGAAATATCATTAGAAAGATTATTAGAAGCCAAACAACGTAAGTTTAAAAAACTTAGTCAGTGGAGTACTCTTAATCTCAAGGGTCTTGAATAATCATGGAAATGTTAATACTGATATGGTTAATTGGATTTGCTGGTGGTGGTTATGTAGGTTATAGATATTGTCATCATAAGATGATCAAAGAATTAACCACAATGATTACTGATCAAATTGAATTTCTAAAACATGAAATCGTAGAAGATCAACATTATCTATATTTTATGGAAGATGAGGCATTTGCTAGTCAAGGTAATACATTAGAAGAAGCTGCCAAAAATTATAGTTTGAACAATGTTGGATATATTGGTCATGTTAAAGAAACTCCATTAAATGTACCGTTCTTTATTATTGATGGTAAAATTGAACGAGCGGACGAAGAATGATTAATTTGCAAATCGTACAAGATTATCATGATAATAAGATACTTGCTCAATATTTTAGTGATGATCATCTATATCATACCATAACCAAAGAACAGTATACAGAATTCAAACACTATTATGTAATTGATGTATTGAAAGGTAAACGATACGGTCAGGCATTTTGTGATAAATTTAATATACCTAATGGAAGTCCATTGTACTATTTTCAATCACAAGAAATATGTGATAGATGGATTCGTGATAACTATTTGGTAAAAAATGAAAAAGAAATTTATTGATTTATATATGAATCTGGCTCATGAAGTCAGTCAGATGAGTTCGGCTGTTAGACTTAAAGTGGGAACAGTTATTGTCAAAGATCATATGGTCACGTATGGTTACAATGGCACACCCGCAGGCTGGGATAATAACTGCGAAGATCGTGATTGGGACATGGGCGCCGGTCCGTATTTGACTCAAGAAGAATTTGATGCCAGATATCCTTACAAAGAATGGCATGATGATGCTGAACGTGTTGTTTGTTATGGATTAAAAACAAAACCAGAAGTACTTCATAGTGAGGCAAACGCTTTAATGAAAATTACTAAGAGTACTATTAGTAGTGAAGGCGCAACATTATTCTGTACTCATGTACCCTGTATTGACTGTGCTAAAATGATCTATCAAGCTGGTATCTTTACTGTATATTATCGTGATACATATAAGAATGAATTGGGACTAGAGTTCTTAATCAAAAGTGGAGTGAATGTTACAAAATATTCAGGAGAATGATTGTAGTGTTGTGATTTATATTGAATATGGATCATTAACCACAGTTCTTGATTGGTGCAATAATTATTGTACTGAAGAATGGTCATTTGTAGACACTTCAATTTGTAGCGATACTAGAGATTATTGGAAATTTGAATTTCAAAGTGAACAAGACTTTGTAATGTTTCATCTAAAATGGATGTAATATGAAGTTAAAATTAAAAAAATTAGACAAAAGAAACACTGGTCATGGAACGTGGAAATTCTACGTAGAACTTAAATTACTAGACAAAAATTATGGAGTCGATCTTTGTAATATTCGTGAATGGTGTTGGACTCATTGGGGTCCCAGTAAAGAACTAGATGCTTACGATCAATATGATTTATTTGATGGAGTAAGTTGTAGTAACTCACGATGGTGTTGGCAACATGATGAATATCGTACAAGAATTTATTTACGTGACGAATCTGAATCAATTGCTTTTGCATTAAAGTGGTTTTAATTTAAATAGGAGACTTAAATGACTATGTTATCTTACCGTAGTGTTAGTGAATTGAATGATAGTATGATTCGTGTTTACAATCATATGTGTTTGGCTGTATTAAACTCAATGATTGTTGGTTATTTTGTTAGTACCAATACTCAATTAATGGCAACTCTTTTTGGAACGCCACTTAAATGGGTTGTAATTTTTGCACCATTGGTTGCTGTATTATTAGTTTCATTTACTATTGATAAAGTTGGAAAAGTAGCTGCCACATTGATGTTACATGGTTTTGCTGCCTTAATGGGATTGAGTTTTGCCACAATCTTTGTAATTTATACTGTTGGTAGTATTACATCAGCGTTTATGGGTGCTGCTATTTTGTTTGGTACTATGAGTTTTTATGGTTATTTTACCAAACGAAGTCTTGAAACCATGGGTCAATTTATGTTTATTGGATTGATTGCGATTGTTATTGCTAGTATTGTCAATATCTTTATTGGAAGTACAGTAATGACTATGGTTATTTCTGCAATTGCCATTATAATCTTTTTGGGATTAACTGCTTATGATACACAGAAAATTCGTGAACAATTAAGCGTAAGTGATGAAGGTAATGTAGAAGTAGTTGGAGCCTTGACTCTTTATCTAGATTTCATCAATTTATTCTTAAATTTGTTACAATTATTTGGTATCAAAAGAGATTGATTGGTTAAGTAATCATGTAGAAAACACACTTCGGTGTGTTTTTTTATGGCTTGTATTTTTAAATTTTGATAAATACAAGTAATATTGGTTACATAACATGAAAATAACTCAAATTCTCTCAGAAAGTACTATCTTAGACACACAAGATGTGACGAAAGGAAAAATAACACTAATCACTGATCCTAACTGGTATGGTGCAGAAGTAGGTGACTATAAAGCAACTGGCTCAGTAGTAAATATATCTGCTAATAAACTTGTTGGTTTTGAGCCCGACGATAAGATGACTCAACCAAAAAGTAAGGCTAATGTTGAAAAAATAGTAGCAGGATTAAAACAAGGTGATAAGTTGCCACCGCTATTGGTTCGCAAATACAAAAACGGATATCAGGTATTAGATGGTCATCACAGATTTTGGGCCTATAAATTGTTAGGTACAAAAAGTATTCCTGTACAAATTGTTCCTGATTCTGATATAGAAGAAAAAGGTCAGCAAGATGTCACAGAAGACTCATATAAAGATACCAGTGGTACTTTTATGGATCGTTTAGTTGGAGAGATTATGAACTATCAGTCACTCAACAATGTAAATCCAAAACTTAATGATTTTAGTTCTGCAGTAAAATCAAAACTTAAATCTCTTGGTGAAATCAAAGCAAAACTGATATATCAGCAAGCACTAAAACAATCTGATGAATTATCAGGTCAGCAAGATGTGGCGGAATCTATTGGCGAGATGGCAGAATTCAGCCTGAATCACAATATGTACGACTCGTTATCTCCACAACAAATAAAAATGTTAAAGTCATCATTACAGAAGTATGGAGCAGAGGACGTTGCAGTCACTGACAAATCAACTGTATTTCAAGTCAACTCAAAATCATTAGACTCACTTCGTAGAGATTTGCGTCAAAATAAAATTCAAATTGATACTCAATTCAGTGAGGCAGTTAATCCTGCTCAACAAGCGGCAATTGCAGTCAATATGAAAAAAGATCACAATAAGCCTAAAAGTGTGGCGGAAGACAGTAGTGAATCTAAATCAAATGTCACTAGTGCCATTACTGACTTCTACAAAACTCAATTGTCACAAAGTAAACCTGGAAAAGTTGAGAATTATAATTCTAAAGCAAAAGAATTATTATCACAAGCCACAGGAAAACAACGTACCAAAGTATTAACAATGTTGAAAGCTGGTTCAAAAAATCCCTATCTACAAGGTGTTATTATAACAATCGTTGGTAGTATAGTATCAGGTGCAGTTATCAAACATTTTGGTAGCATGGGTCTGTCACCACAACAATTTAATATGATACTTCAAGGTTCAATGAATTCAATAATACCAACATTGGCTGCAAAACTACATGGTATGAGTTGGTCAGATGCCATTAAAACTGGATTAGCTAGTGTTGCAGTAGGTGTTAGTTCAGCTGGAATTATGGAAGATAACGCTGAGTATGATGATGAATCAGGTATGGCTCATACTAATTTACATACTATTATACGTGCAGCCGAAGGTTTATTAGATACTATTGATGACAATGAAAATTTACCAGAATGGGTACAAGAAAAAATCGCTAATGTAGAAGGTATGATTGTTTCTTCATGGGATTATTTAAAAAGTCAAGAAGAACAAGGTATTGATCCACAAGTAAACGAATCAAATTGGTTACAAGAAGAATTAAACAAGTTAGATGAAGTTGCTGCATGGCAGAAAAAATCAGGTAAGAACAAGACTGGTGGTCTAAATCAAAAGGGCGTAAACAGTTATCGTCGTGAACATCCAGGTAGTAAACTACAAACTGCAGTTACTACTAAACCAAGTAAATTAAAACCGGGAAGTAAAGCGGCTAAAAGACGTAAGAGTTTTTGTGCCAGAATGTCTGGAGTCAAGGGACCAATGAAAAAAGATGGTAAACCTACTCGTAAAGCATTAGCATTACGTAAATGGAACTGTTAATGAATATTAAAGAAATTGTTGAATCTTCTGATAAATCATATACACCACCTACTATTAATGTTGGTGATGAGATTAAAGTTGGCAAATTCAAGAATCGTAAGACAGAAGTAACTGGATTCAGTACTGATGATCATAATCAACCAGTGTTAAAAACCACTAAAGGTGATCAAAAATTATTTAAACCACGTATTAGTAAATTGGAAAAATAATCATGAGAGCAAAAGAATTCGTTACTACTACTATAACCGAAGCGGCTGCCAAAATTTCTCTCGGAAATCAACAAGCCACTCGTGGGTTACATATTTTTACAAAGAAAATAGACGCTTACGATAAACTATATGATTTAAATCGTTTAATGATGGCAGTTGCAAGTAGTGATGGAATAAATCCAATAGAAATGGATGCTGAAAGTTGGGTTGGCAAACACAATACCGCACATGCTTACACTAAAGAAGAAGAGAATATGCTTAAATTAGCATATAAAGCTGCCGGATTACAATATAAAGATTTAAATAGCGGTGACATGAACAGCGAAGAAATGAAAGAGGTAAATAAAGTTAGTCCAGTTCAAGGTTTCAAAGGATATGAAAGATGAGAGCGAAAGAATTCATAATTGAAGACAGTACTATGCCAGTCAGTGACAATAGATTGAGTAGTAGTGTTGCCAGATCATTACCATCTACGTATTCAATTCCTGCATTACCAAACAGTGATTTCTACAAACAATATAGATTTGGAGTAGCTATTGCCGGTGCACGTAGTGCAGAACAAAGACTATCAGATTCTCCTGGCGCAAACATGGCTCCATCTAGTGCATGGGGTGAAAATGAAATAATTATAGGTTATGATTTAGATACTGATATCATAGACTATGCTCTTAATATCGTTGGTCTTAAATCTTCAGACAAAAAGTTGATTAGTACTAAAAAAAGTGAAGAAATGTCTGAAGTAGATACTCACAGTCCAATACAAAGTTTCAAAGGATATGAAAGATGAACTTATTAGAAATACTTAAAACTATACAAGAAGATTGGGTAATAATAGTTTTTGTTTTTGGTTTAGGTGGTGCTTGGTGGCAAGGTAAACAATGGTTTGCTGGTGTTACTGAAGGATTAAATAAAGCCATATCTCAACATGATAATCAGACCAACATGTTGGAACATATTCAAATGAAAACTGATCAATTAGAAGAACGTTTTGATAAAGTAGAATCTACAGTTATTGAGATTCATAATAAACTTCATGATCAAGAAGTAAAATTGGCAATACTAGAAACTGTGACTGAAGTAAAAAGACAAAGATCAACAAAATAATATTCATATAATTGACTAGTTATCCAAATTTATTGACATTACTAACAGTTATGTTAAAATAATACTATGATTAATAATTCTTAATAAATATATTCATGTTTAATAAAGATAAAAAATCAGTATTGGGGTATAATGGATTATTGCCTGATATATTGGAAGAATCTATACCGTTGTTTATTCCTGATGAATTGGGACCATGGGCAATTAGATATCTATGGATAAAAAAAGATCAAGATGATAATTTTTTAGAGAATTATCATTCTAATCAAGATGGTATAAAATCTAATGTTAGAAAATCTTCTGTCAATTTAGAAAAGTATTGGATTCCACATAATGCAGTAATTATTAATCAAGGACATCTAGGAAATATTGTATGGAGAATTAAAATTAATAATCCTTTCAACAATAGCGTAGATGTAATTGAAGTATGGAGATCCAAAGAAATTATTAAAAATTTATTTAATTTTGAAAAAGACAATTCTATAGAAATAGAACAGGCTACAATTACCAATCCGTTTGTTGCTGAAGCAAAGTTTGACATTTCTAATGGCGGAACTGGATTAAAAAATGGTAGTGGATTAACTATCAACGATTTAGATGCTCCAAAATTTTTTACAAAATCTGATTCTTATAATTTGACCAAAGGATTGATAGAATTGGGATTCAGAATCAGATCATGGGAAGAATTACCAACAATTAGTAAAAAACAAGCAATTGAAATATATAAAGAGTTGGAATCTCGTAGTAAGAAAAATGATAAGATTAAAATTAATACTGGTTGGAATCCAGAATTAAATCCTTTATAATAAAATGTATCCAAATTTATTGACATTTTTAATCATTGTGTTATAATAATATTATGACAAAAAACATTGATTCAACTATGTATGAAGTAATTGTACAAGAAGATCCAGAAACTGGAGAATTGTTAATTCCATTACCACCAGAACTCATGACTCAAATGGGCTGGAAAGAAGGTGATAGTTTTGATTTCAATCAAGATGATGAGGGTCGTATTATTATAATGAAAAGACCATAATGTCAGATCAATCAATTTCTACAGTATCACTATCATCAGATGATGGAACTATTCAAACTATTACATTGACCGCATCTGATCAAAGTTGGCAAACTGGAACAATCTCAGCATCAAATACGTTCCCATACAATAATAAACATGGTTCTATTCATGCCACTGGTGACGTAATCATAGATGGTGATCTAAAAATACAGGGCGAAAGTATCAAAGATTTATTAGAACAAATCAAAGATAAATTGGCCATTTTCAAACCAAATTTAGAATTGGAAGAACGGTGGGAAACGTTAAGAGAACTTAAACGCCAATATATTGAATTAGAAAAAGATATTTTGGAAAAAGAAGAAATCATACGTATTCTTAAACGTTAAAATAGTTGACAATAAATCTCAATTGTGATATAATGTACTATATCTATAATGGTAACTATATGACAATGCACATGATGAGTCCGGCGTTTACTACTACTGGCAAAAAACGAGCCAAATTTAAGTATGCATCGGCAGAACATAAACGACAGGCAGAACAATTGGAATCAGATTGGAAATCATTAAAGAAATCTTATGGTGTAGAATTGGTCAAAAAGCCTATCAAAAATGCCAGAACACTTGGAAAAAGTTTGCCCACTATACCACAACGTGGCACATTGTTGTCTGCTCCATCGCTTAATTCTGGCGTTGGAACTGCCGTAAAAGCAGATATTCCGGTATACACTGGCAACAAAATGATTGGTATTGGTGTATTACATAAGAGTAATGCTGTACCTGTTTTCTCAGATGAAGAAGCTGTAGAAATTTCTAAAATGCGTAGAGGATAGACTAAATAAACTATATGGCAAAAGAAGACGGAATTAAGATAGATGGCATAGTTATGGAATTACTTCCAAATGCTATGTTTAGAGTTAAATTACCAAATGAAAAACTTATAATTGGTGTTATTTCTGGCAAAATGCGTCAGAATGGCATTAAAATACTCTTGGGAGATATTGTTGAGGTGGAATTCTCACCCTACGATCTATCAAGAGGTAGAATAACAAGACGTAGATAAATACATCAAAGGGCATTATGCCCTTTTATTATGGATAAAAATATGATAACAATAACAGAATCAGCCACCACACGTATCAAAGACATTATAATTGATGAAAATAATTCAAATGCTAAACTCAGAGTATTTGTTCAAGGAGGTGGATGTAGTGGTATGTCATATGGATTCACAATAGATGAAGATACTAGTGATGATGATTTTATAATTAAATCAAACGATATCAATTTATTAGTAGATAGTGCCAGTATGCAATATCTTCAAGGATCATCTATAGACTATCGTGAAGACGATATGGGTAGTAATTTTGTTATATCTAATCCCAATGCACAAACCACATGTGGCTGTGGGAGTTCATTTAATCCTTATTGATTCTAGTGTATTTTCTCTATCAAATTAGATAAATATAAGATAGAGGAAAATAACAATGACAATCCCAGGTCAACAAACAATCAATATTGGTCAACCAAACGACTCAGCAAACTCAGATAGTTTGTATACAGCGTTTAACATTATACAGAACAATTTCACTGAATTATTCACAACTGCTGGACAAGTTCAATCAGTGGTGGCAGGTAATGGGATTGCTATTAGTAATAGTAATTCTTCAACATTTGTTGTTACCAATACTGGCGTAACTAGTTTAATAGCTGGGCAAAACGTAACAATTACGACACTCGGCGGATCACCAGGTAGTAACGGTGCATTACTAATTAATAGTACTGGTACAGGAAATGGTGGTGGTGGCTCAGTAAATAGTGTTGGTATTACTAGTGGCACTTTATCAGTTACTAATAGTCCAATAATCAGTAGTGGAAATATTAGTGTTAATTTACCCAATATTAGTCCATCCGTATCAGGGTCATATTCTAGTGCTAATATAGTAGTGGATCAATATGGACGAGTAACCAGCGCATCAAATGGTAGTGGTAGTGGAACTGTTACTAGTGTTTCTGTAACTGGTGGGACAGGTTTATCAGTAAGCGGAAGTCCAATTACAACAAGCGGAACAATAGCTATAACTAATACTGGGGTAACTAGTATTGTTGCTGGTAGTGGAGTATCTATAAATCAATCAAACGGTGCCGTTACTATTAGTGCGACTGGTAGTGGAGGTGGAGGGACTGGTACAGTAACTAGAGTTGGAGTATTAAGTAATACTCTTACAATTACTGGTAGCCCGATTACAACTAGTGGAAATATAACTGTTGATTTACCAAGTAATTTATCAGTGAGTAGTCTTAATGTTACTACTCCTAATAGTAATACCGGAATAACAATTAGTACATCATCAAATGATGCCAATTTATTTGGCATCTCAATGAAAAAATCTCGTGGTTCTAATGTATCACCCACCGCTGTTCAAACTAGCGATAAAATATTGAATATTCAAAGTTCAGGATATACTTCATATAACCAATATCAATCTGGCGGTGGAATTAATATTATTGCTAATGGATCTGCTTCTAGTGGATCTTCATATATTCCATCAGTAGTTAACATATATTCTACTGATAATGATGGTCTTAAATATAATTTGAGATTAGACGATGATGGCATCTTAACAATTCCTGGAGAAATTAGTCAACATATATATAGTAATATAGCCACACAGTATACTATGGCTATGTCAAGAGCTAGAGGAACAGATAACGGGAATGTTTATAAAGTTGAGATTGATGATGACATTTTCAAAGTTTCTTATCAAGGATATACAGGAAATGGACTATTGACTATTAATTCTATTTCAGGATGGAGTTTTGCTGGGTCAACAGAGATGCAAGTAATTGCATTACCTCAATCTAGTGGGGCTTATATTCCTGTCGCTTATCGTATTAAAACTGTTTCAACTTCAAATACTATTAATACATTTACTTTTGGAAGTACTGGTAATTTACTTGTCCCAAATGTAGTAATTGCAAATACAATTCAATCAAACGGAAATGTAAATGGATCAAATGCAAGTTTAGGTAATTTAGTAACTGCAAATTATTATTCTGGTGTACTAACAACTGCATCACAACCTAATATCACATCAGTTGGAACTTTATCATCATTGTCGGTAACTAACGATGTAACTGCTGGTAATGTATATGCTAATAGTGGTACAATTGGTGCATCATTATTGATTGGTACTATTACCACAAATGCTCAACCTAATATTACATCAGTTGGTACATTATCTAGTGTATCAGTAACTAACAATATAACTGCAGGTAATGTATATGCTAATAGTGGTACAATTGGTGCATCATTATTGACTGGTACTATTACCACAAATGCTCAACCTAATATTACATCAGTCGGAACTTTATCATCATTGTCAGTAACTAACGATGTAATTGCTGGTAATGTATATGCTAATAGTGGTAATATTCGTGGAACAACGTTGACTGCCGTTGGAAACGTCAACAGTGGAAATGCCAGTCTTGGAAATTTAGCAACTGCGAATTTCTTTACTGGAACATTAACTACAAATGCTCAACCTAATATTACATCAGTTGGTACATTAAGTAGTCTAAATGTAACTGGTAATATTAGTGCTGGTAATGTTAATATTAGTGGTAATATTGTTAGTAACACTGTTGGAACACCAACATTTGTATCTACTACTAGTATTACTCTTCAGGGAACAACGGTAGTTAATGTTACTGGTGGTGCTGTATTCAGACTACCAAAATTAACCACAATACAAAAAACTGCAATAACTGCCGTCAATGGTGACATATTATATGATACTGATCTTAACAAATTTCAGGGTTATGAAAACGGTGCTTGGGCTAATTTAATTTAATCATGAGAGAATATTCTGTAAGTTTAAACAAAGATATTGATTATAATCAATTCTGGAATGAAATTGAAAATCTATCTAGCGGTGATAATTTTGTCCCAAGTCGTAGAGTAGAAATTGTCAACAATCGTGACTTGAGTTTACGAACTTGTACATATGAATTATCAGATGAAGAAGCAGACTTATTAAGAAACGATCCTAGAGTATATTGTGTAGAAATACCACCGGATCAACGTACTGATATAGAAATAAAACATTGTACAACTCAGACTGGATTATATTATAAATCTCCAGGAACAAATCCTGTTAATAACATGGGAATTAATTGGGGATTATTTAGACTAAACAGTACTACTAATAATACACCAGGATCCAGCGGTACATTGAATTATAATTATATTTTAGATGGTACTGGTGTTGATTTTGTTGTTCAAGATAGTGGTCTACAGTGTGATCATCCAGAATTTAATGACTCATTAGGAGTAACTAGAGTTCAAAAAATAAATTGGTATACAGAGAGTGGATTAGCGGGTACTCAACCCGCTGATAATCTTTTTTATACTGATACTGATGGTCATGGAACACACTGTGCAGGAATTGCTGCTGGTTTAACATATGGACGAGCTAAAAATGCTAGAGTATACTCAGTCATGGTTGAGGGACTTAATGGGGGAGGAACTCAAGGATTACCAGTTAGTGATGTATTTGATGTTATAAAAGGATGGCATTTAAATAAACCAATTGATCCACTTACTGGATATAAAAGACCAACTGTAGTTAATATGAGTTGGAGTTATGTTAATTCATTTACTAATATTACCAATGGTGTCTATCGCGGAACTTCATGGACAGGAACAACAAAACAATCTGCCTATGGAATGATTGGTGGATCAAATAATTACTTTGGAATCAGAGTAGGAACTGTTGATGTTGATGTTGATGAACTACTAAGTGCTGGGGTAATATTATGTGGATCAGCCGGTAACTATTATCAAACTATTGATATTCCCGGTGGGTTAGATTACAATAACACGTTTACTAGTTCAGTAAATGGTACAATGTATTATATGCAAGGAGGTAGTCCTCCATCCGCGCCAGGCGTAATTTGTGTGGGTAATGTAAGCACTGCATATGATAGTCCAGAACGAAAATCAGGATCCAGTGAATCTGGTCCAAGAGTAGATATTTGGGCACCCGGAACAAATATTGTTAGTACTACTAGTACAACTAATGCATTTGGGGCAACTACTAATTATCCATTTAATTCTAGTTATAAGATAATGAGTATCAGTGGTACTAGTATGGCAAGTCCAAATGTTGCTGGTGTGGCAGCACAAATGGCTCAAAAATATCCAAGTTATACTCCTGCTCAAATTAAACAAGAAATATTAGATGTTGGAACTTCAGATGCACTATATAGTACTGGATTGTCTACTGATTATAGCAATGCTGACAGTTTACATGGTGGTTCTAATTTATTCACTTATCAACCATATCAGACTGACACTAATACAACTACATTGTCAGTTAGTGGGACATTTCAGATTACACCAGGATTAAGTTTAACTTTCTAATTATTTTGACTCTAAATGAGTGGCAATCTCATCTCGTTCATTATCAGTTAATAATTCAGCATCATATTCACCACTTTCTATTTTCTGAATTAGATATTTAATATATGGAATATATTGTATATATGAATTATTAAACTTTTTATCTATACTAATCCATTTTTGACCATTAAACTTAAACACAATATGTGGTATTACATCTGTTCTGATATAGATATCTCCAATTTTAGCAAATTGTGGGAATTTAGATCCAAACATAATTTGTGTTATTGTATTACTTGATACTAACAAATCTGGACGTAATGTCTTAAGAGCCTCAACACTCATTAACTTACCATCAAATGTAACATATCCATTCATTTCTTTATATACTACTTTTTCACTAGTAACACCTTCTGTTTTTATTTCATCTGGAATTTCTATTGTTGGTTCATCAATAAATGTTGATAGAGTTTCCACTTCACTACCTACGGCAGTATCAGGATTCTGTGTTTCAAATATTATTACTTCTGGAGTTTCATCTAATAATTCGTCAAGACTTTTACGAGTACGACTTTCAACTTCTTCTAATTTAACTGCTAATATATCAGCACGTTCCATTTCGTGACTATGAGCCTTAAATAATTTGTCACGTTCGCTCTGTGTCTTTTTTAATAGTTCCTCATTGTCATTTAATTTATCATATAAACGTGATTTTTCTGATTCATCAATTGGATCTTTTGATTTAGGTAAACGTTGACGAATCCACATCATACTTTCAGTAGCAGCCAATAACATCATAACTGCTAGTGGGTCAAACACTGCTACGATTAGTATAATCATCCAACGAACTGCATGTTCCAACATATTCTTGTCAGAATTTTCTCCATAGATTAAATCTGCAATATATTTGATTGGTCCAACTTCTACTTCAAATTTTCTATATTCTATCTCTAACTCATACTTTTTTTGTGTTAGTTTTTCTATTTCTAAATTGGCATTTTTGATTTTTTCTTGTTGTTCATTGACCAATGTTTCTACTGATGCAGTATCACCTTTGCCCAATTGATTACGCAGACGATCAATAAGTTTATTTGATTCAGATACTTGTGTTTCTACTGTCTTGCGTATACGTAGTATCTCTTCACGAGCAGCACGTATAGTAGGATCCTTATTGGCTTCTTCTAACTTGGATACTGCTGCAGTTCGCTCTAATGCACGAGCTGCCTTCCAGTTAGTAACTGCACGAGCAGTACCAGGTCCCCAATCTCCATCTGATTTAACCCCAACCAAGGCTTGTGCTTTGTCCACTTCTTTGGCATCAATAAACTTTTGTAATTGTAAAAGTTGACTATCAATGTTGGATACTTGATCACTGTATAGTTTAGTTTGTCCATCAATGATCTTTTGTTGTTCATCAATAGCAGGTTGTACACGAGCTAATGCACTATCAATACGATCTTGTTCTGTTTTAATTTGACTGTTTACATTGGCATCAGCACCAGTGCCAGATGTTTCCAATGTCTTTGCACGCTCTTCTGCCTTGATTACTATCTCAGATTGACGTTTAAGTTCTACTGTAATGCGTTGTATCTGTGCTGCGTTTTCTTGACCAACACCTACTTGTTCAATATGTGCTTTACTTAGAAATCCAAAGATACCCATACTGGTAAGAAACATCAGAACAATTACAGCAGATACAAGATAAATTTTCATTGCCAATTTAACTTGATCCCAGAATTCATGTAACCAAACTGTTATGGATAATTTAGATGTTCCAAGTATTACGCCCATAATAATAATGGACATTGGTGCACCAGCAAAAATTGCCGCTAATCCGACAATAGAATAAAATTCTGCAATAACACTAAGACATAGTGCCACTGCAAGCATAAGATAGGTTAAGAACATACAGTATTTATCATATTATTAGTTGGGTTTGTCAAAGAATAAATGATTGAAATTACTAATAAATTCTTTTTCAGCCATTAACATTCTTTTTGGGATACTAGTTTTAGAGTATTTAACTTCATAGTTAACATAGTATTGAACTTCACCAGTATCACGTAAGTTTATATCAACAATCTTAATTGATCTTCCATCATCAAATATATATTCTTTACCAATAAATTGTTCTATATCACTAGACATAATAATCTCCTTAACTACTTATCATCTCTAAAACGAACAAAACGTGGAAAGCGCAAAGAATAAGATTCATCTTGATTCTGACTAACACTATCACATAAAATTTCAACTGTACGACCAATCAATGTATCGCGATTTTCCCAGTAAGATTCTCGTTCAGAATCCGACACTCCGCTACCAACATTCACACTAATGAATTTACCATCATCTATACCCTCACAAACAAAAGCACCCATGCGATTACTATTTTTACCTGTACCTTGTTCCACTTCAACAATTTGTAAGTCAACTGTAATTACAGGTTTCCATTTCATCCAAAATGTACTACGTCTACATTCATATGGTGCCTCTAATGTCTTGATCATGATACCTTCATAACCATCATTGACGCAATTTTTGGCATAACGCTCCATTTGTTCCCAACCTTGAGTAGTATCTAGATTGACAATAAGATGATCTGAATATTCTACGTTTGGCATGTTGTTAATAAAAGATTTCATTTTATCCAAGATTGCTAGACGCTTGTGTAGTTGATCATTCCAATAACCTTCTTGAAAATTAACACGAGGGATAAAATCAAATATATGAAATACACTATCAGTAGCCGCAACACCATCTTTTTTACGAGCCACTCTCATTAGTTCATTGAATGATTTACCTACTACTTCACCATCTAGAAAGAATGAATCATATCCAGTAATTTTTGAAATATGTTTTAATTGATTTGAAATTTGACTTTCAATATGACCAAAATTATCAAATACTTTTCCATTACGACTATATGCAACTACTGCCACGGCATCATTTGATGCATCATATGCACACCACATTAGAACACGAACTCCATCCAATTTTGGTTCAAGTCGCATTAAACCTTTCATTTGTGGTCTATCTTCACAACTGGTTGCCAATTGACAACTAAAAATTGGAATCTCATAATCAGTTTTTTTACAAACTTTATTAATTGTCTTTTCACTACAATTGATTCGTAAATCTTTTCTTAATACTGCCACACAAAATTCATTCCATTCGTCACTATCAAAACGTAGACTCATGGCTTCAATGGCATCACGAGCCGCATTACCAGTTAATTCTCTATTACGTAAAGAATCTAATAAACTTTGAAATTCTACCCATGGGTTTTCTGCATTGATGATTCCAACTGTTTCTGAAACTTGTTTTACTCCAAATGTTATCATTGGATTATAACAATAATTAACCAATGTAAGAAAACGATGACTGTTATTATCACCTAATGTTGCAAAAGACAATGCTTGTTTAAAAACATCTTCTTTGTGAAGTTTACTATTTGATTCGTTTAGTTTTCTAATCCAATTTGAACTCATATTGTACCTTTAATATTCTGTATCATTATCATCTAACAATTCTTGTTTTTCTATAATATCCATTTCACATAAGTCACGTAAATGTTTAGTACATGGTTTTACTTCGCTATTGTCATATAACCAAACCAAATATTCTGGATCAGTCGCAGCAACTTGATCGGAACTATAGCCGATATATTTCCCAAACGTCAATGGTTGTTCATCAATATCAATCATACTGTCAATGTTCTCTCAACGTTTGGCATTAATTCTAAAAATTTTTGTTCTGGAAGAATTGTATAGCCTTTAAGTTGTTTACGGTTGATTAATTCAATGATACTACCTTCAGTATCAATAAAATTTTTAGTAGTTAATTTTTTATCTGAACGACCACTAAACATTCTATATGTATTGACATTATCGTTTGCAACTGGATCAAATCCAGCACGATCAAGTTCAATAATACCCCAAATCAAATAATGATCTTTTTCTGGTGTGGAACCAATCCATTTATAGTTCATCATAGACTCACTTTAGTATTAATATGTGCAACTGTATGAATCATGCGAGTACTTTGATCAAAGTTATCTTTGATATAATCACGACCTTCACCATCTGTTCTAAATGGGCCAGCCACATATTCTGCATCTGCTGAACGATCTATACTATCAGTTCCAGGTTGATGTACTTTAACTACATAATAAAAATTAACTTTCATTCTTCTCTCACAATTGTTAATGCTGTAATATTTTGAATATCTGTATCTTTAACGTTGTACAATAGTCTCCAAGATCCATCTGGTAATTTATCAAGATGAATAAACTCTTTGTCTGTTTTTGGAGTAGCAAACTTGGATAACTCTAGTACTATATCAGTACCTTCTAGTTTAATAGATCGTCTTGTCATTCTCGAACTCCGAAATGTGTTAGAATATTTCCACCAATCCATTCGCATTTGTTCTCTTCAGCAAGATCGGCAACTTTAGCACATTTTCTAATAATCAACTGGGCAAACTGTTCAATATCTTGGGGCGTATGTAGTGATGGCAAGTATTCACCGTCCTCGCCTGCCATTGGCACAACTTGTAATAAGATTTGTTTAATCCGTTCGTTCATTCTTCAACTCCTAAATTAACTAAGGATACATAGTCATTAATTCTAGACAATGCCACTTCACAATATTTCTGCGAAATGTCTGACCCAATATATTGTCTATTCATTTTCTTAGATACTAAAGTAGTAGTACCGGAACCATTGAATGGATCATACACAATATCGTTTTCCTCAGTAAATGCCTCAATGCATCGTTTCACAATTTCTTCTGGAAAAGTTGCTGGATGTCCGTGTATATTTCTGTTTGGTGGAATTCGCCAGATAGAATTATATTTGGCAGCATCTTTGTTCCATTTGAATTTTTTGTTATGATGACCTAGAATATAAATGTATTCTTCTAGGCGATAAAATCTTACTGGATTATATGCTTGCATTCCACATCTATCCCAAATAACAGATTGTCTAAGACACGCATTTGTTTTGAAAATCCATTGCAATGGTGATTTAACTGTGAAGTTATGAATTTCGTCTTTATGATTATAGCAAATTGTACCAGTTGGCTTCAATACTCGTAAACATTCATTTATAATATTAATTTGCCAGTTTTCATAATCTTCGTCAGACATTTTATCATTATAGTTGTCATATTTGATATTAGTACGATTCCAGTATTCTGCTCTATTCTTTTGAACTCTTACGTTTTTCCATTTATTATAAGGGGGAGATGTAACAATCAAATCAACAGACGCATCTGCCATTTTTGCCATTGTGATCATGCAATCTTCGTTATGAATTTCGTTCATTCTTCAACTTCATCATGTTCAGTTGACAAAGCAGCCTGTAATAGACTGATAAGTTTATTGATCCCAGTGTCTGTCATGGTCATAGTAATACTAGAATTACCATCAATTAATGTCAATGTAGTAAAACCCATACTATTGATTCCAACAGTATATCCACCGTTAGCTTGTTTTTTCTCTGGCATAGAATATTGAATTTCAGGCGCCTGATCAGGCGGAACAATATAATCAGATTTTGATGATTTTAAAAAGTTAAACATTATTTGGACAAACCTTGTGAATATGTTTTGATAGAATCTACGGCATTGGTAAGTACACGAACAGCACCATCTACTCCAATAACAGAGAGAACAACACCAACTACCACACCAGCTAAAAATTTCATTTTATTTCCTATATAAATAATTATAACATAGATTGATATTAACTACAATAGATTATTTGTCCGAATTACGATATCTGAATTCTCGTTTTAACCACCATTTATATGTGTTCCAATATTCTGTTGAAGATTTTGCAAAGTCACGATATGCCTCACATTCCGCCTCATGTTGATACCACATTTCTTGTACCCAAATTCTAAATTTACTAGATTTCATAATATTCCTTTTATGACCACTTTAGTACAAATAATAACGTATCTTCGTTTGTTTTAAAATAAAAATGATAGTAATACAAATTGCTGTACCATGAGCCGCTTGTATACCATCGCCGCAAAGTCCAGTGATCGGCGGTTTGGCTTTTGTCGTATTTTTTCTCGCACCACTCGACAGCCTCTTTATATAGTTTAGGCTCTAGTAAGATACAATATTCGTAATGTTCGTCTATGTCAGAATTTGTGATCATTCATGCCCATCTCAGTGCAAATAACATCGCGTCTTCTTCATGCTCAAACTCAAACTGTCCACGAGTATAATAAAGCCACGTGGCAGTCTCGCCATCACGATTATCAAAATGTTCGTGACACCAATCTATGGCGGCCTGACCGTAAACAGGCCAACGATCTATGCCGATCATAGTCCAATTCTCAATGGGCGGACGATGAGGATAAGATATCATTATGTCGGCACCACAAATTCATCAACATGCCGACACTTGGATTTAAACTTGAAACCCATACAAGTACATGACAAACGAGAGTTATTTTTCTCAATAGTATATACTGATCCACTTGACGATTTTACTTGCCAACTATTAGCAGTGTTTACTAATTTTGGCTCTACATAACCAAATGTATTTGGTACTTGTTTAAATTTGCGACGCCGAACATCAAATGGAAGCGGTTGTTTAAACATTTCCAATTTCTTAGAATCCGAACGAATATATCCCAACATCTTATCTTTACTATCTACTACTAGATAAGTATGATTAGGAATATCGGTTGCCCATTCTGTAAGTTCTTTTAAAAATTTCATTATAATTTCTCTAATAAGATTATCTAAATACACTAATCCATTCTGGTAAAGAATTTACCCAATCATAACTTTTAGCATGTTCTCTAATTTGATAACACTTGTCTTGATACTCTCGTGGACGATCTTTATAATACATAAGAATATCTACCGTTTGTTCTACAAATTCTTTTTCTGGAATTGGTACAGTTATTCCACCAAGATCACCTACTCTAGTTGGCCATAAACCAACTGGAGTTCCAATTACTAATTTACCGGCGGCACCAGCTTCCATAGAAGGTAATCCAGCACCTTCTTCTAAACTGGCAATACCGACCGCGTCTACCGTTTTGTAAAATCCGCTCATTGTGACAAATGTATTATGATACTGTTGAGCTACTTTAAATATTAGTCCTGTCTTTTCTGCACATTCACGAATAAGATAACCGCGTTTTTTATATCCCGGTTGAATCATAGCATTTTTGGAATTTGATTCCAAAATTTTAGACATTTCACTATCACGTTCCCAATAAGTTCCGGCATAACCAATTACTTTTAATTCTTTACTTGGCTCACCGAAATATGTATGATAGTTAATAGATACTGGACATACAATTGGTTCTCGTTGTATACCTAATTCTTTACTCATATCTTTTAGAAAAGAACTTACAACTCCAAAATTTCTGAAACGATTAAAATCATTTATGTCGTATTTAGAAATAAAATTTTCCAAATCAAATTTGGCATGTGCAATTCCAACACAACGTTCTACGCTGATTCCGTATACATTTTCTAAAAATTTACAACCTTCAGGTGTAGTAACCCAGAAATCAATATGTTTATCAAGTTCTTGCATTTCCTCAATAGTATATGATTTAGCCCAAGTTAATAAATGGCAATTATATCCCACAGTCCATAGATATTTGAACAATTCATAATGAACAGATCCAAATGCCCATTCAACATCAAAAAGAAAAGCCACTTTTTTCATAAATTTATATTCCTTGATACATTGTATCAAATGAACAATACAATGTCAAGGAATTTAATCTTCAATTGGAGTACAAAATTTTAATTCTTCTGCCACAGATTTCATAGTGGGATCATTGACTTCATATTGATATAACCATTCGCCATCAATAAACAAGTAATTTACTTCTTGACGTTTGGCATAAAGACGATAATCATGAACACTGGCAAATACACGAGGTTCAACCCCAGTTTCGCCACGATCACGGCCGTAATAAACGCATACACCATCTTCAGGATTTGAAAATGAATGTTCACCTTGAGCACCTTGAGAAGTAACACGTTCACCCAATGTACTGAGATCACCTTTACTTACCAAAAATTCGGCAGCTAAAAGATTATTATAATTTGTTACTAATAGTTTACCATTAAATGAAACATAACCATCATAATGACAATAAATTTGCGACACAGTTCCGTCTTCATGAATTACGGCGATTGTTGAGCGAGTTGCCATTATACAGTTTCCTTTTGTTCTAATTTTAGAATTTCTTTAGCCACAGTATTCAAAACCACGTACATGGCAGTCATTGCCGCTGGGTTGTTTTTCATAACAACATGAGCGTATTCAAAAGCTTCAGTTAAAGTAGTACGCTCGGAAAAAAATCCACAACGAATTCTACGAGCAAGTTCTTCTTTAGACATTTTTTATCCTTAAAATTATTTGAAATAAACTGAAAAACGATCAGCGAATTGTTTAACACAATCTTGCATTCGTTGACTACGATCGCGACGATCAAGCGGATTAGTACGTGATCCGCGAAAACGAATATGAGTTTTCTTGCCTTGTGACTTGAAATAAGAGCGAATTTGTGGCAAATATTCAATAGGAATATTTTTATAAGCGGCCATTTCATTATGTGATGCTTTACAAACAGTTAGAATTGACTCAACAAAACGAGTAGCCTGTTGGCTTAAATCAACTTTCATATTTACTTCCTTTTCATCAGTGTATGTGTATATTATACAGGAAATTGGATTTGTTGTCAATAAAAAGTGTTGTTTTTATACAACAAATTAGTCTTGAATAAAGTGCATACGAACGGTGAAATGAACATCCTCTTGTCCTTTGTACTCTTTATTTTTTGTTGCGGCAAAATCTTTTGCGGCTTGTTCAGTAGAGAAAACGCCACGAACCATTTCCGCCACTTGATCGGCATCAACGTCATCAATGTCTTGACCGTCTAATGTATATTTCATACTTACGACAAAAACCGTAGGCTCAGTCAGGGCTTTGAGAAAATTTGGATTCATTTTTTACTTCCTTTTCATCAGTGTATACAAGTATTATACAAGAAAATGGATTTACTGTCAATAAAAAGTGTTGTTTTTATACAACAAATTAACTATTAATAGTATTAAATGGACTAAAGATTTCTTTAACGTTTTTACGAGTGGATTCATTCAAACTGGCAATTAAGCGTCTTTTGAGTTCGGCACGTACTTCGTTAAGTTCTTGGTTTTGAACCCAAGTTTTGAATTCTTTTTCTGAGGGATACAACATATCGTATTCATTACGATCAATCTTATTGTCTGACATTTTGATTCCTTTTGTTACTATAAAACATTATATACTATAATAGATTTAACGTCAACTATTATGTTGTGTAAAAACAACAATAGTTTACATTAAAATAAGCCGAATTAACGCTATCCCATCAATGGAACTAAGTAAAATATAATTTGCTAACATACCAAATGAACGTCTAGAATATGACGACCATGCAAATATTACACATTGGGCAATAAACAATGGGTATAAAATTAGAAATGGTGGAGTTGGTACAGTTAGCATCATAACAACACTACATGAAATACTAAGAAACCACGCCAAGATTTCCAATACACAACGAATCTTGTTGCTACGAAAATCTTGGCGTATCCATTCAAATACATTGAATAGAATTTCGGTCATTGATTACTTCTTTGAAGTTGTGGCGTTTACAAAAGCGTACATTTTTTCTGCAGTTTCAAGAACTTTATCAAGTCCTGGAAATTCTGGCATACCAACTGTGGTAACCAATTTGCCTGTTTTTTCATCTTTTGCTGTAGACATTTCCCATCCTAGAAACTTGGCATGAAAATCTTCACTAAGCATACTCTTGGCCATATCTAAGATTTGTGTACGAATCTCATAGCCGTTTTTGTTGAACTTAACTTCTGGTAGTTTTGGTGTTTCAAATGACATAATATTTCTCCTGTGTGTGTCAAAACAGTATCTCTACTGTAGTACTAGTGTACTTGATATTTATGTGAATATCAAGTTATTTGGTTAAATGAACTTTTTGTCCATTAACGCAATTGCACCTTTAGTATCGCCCTCACGAGCTAATATACCAGCCGCTCTAATGCGTCCAATATGTTCTAAACTGGCCCAAATTGATTTTAAAATTTTCATTATTATTCCCATCCTCTTATACGTAATGTACGTTCAAATTGTTTCATACGATATTCTTCATATCGTTGCATATAGTTAATTATTGCTGTTATAATTGTTTTCATTGATAGAATCCTTTAAATTCTTTACGTTCAAAATTTTTAATCAAGTGTTCTACTTCAGATGAATTGGTTGGTTTATTTAATTTTACATAGCGATCCAAACGATAACCATAATCTTGTTTGGGAAATAGTTCGGCTAGTCTTTCTAGCATTGAGTATAGTGTTTTCATATTAGTGTCCTGTGTGTAAGTAGAAACGATATTAGTGTTTTCACTAATGTACTTATTATACACATTATATTATAATATGATACTATATTACGTCTTAACGTCCTCTTCCAGCTTTTCTCATAATTTTAGTAGCTCTTGGAGTTATTTTTGGTGTAGCGCCAGTATGAGATAACTTATCAGTTTTGTCAAGAATTCCAATAGAGGCTTGTTTTTGTTCTTTAGCCTCTTGAGCTAATCTTATAAATGGATTTGGATTATGTTTTTTTTCAGTCATTATTGATCTCTGGATAATGTATATCTACTTTATTTTTCAAAAACTTTTCTACTCCACCATGTAGAGTAATCATCATTGCCACTCTACTATCATATATTCTAACAAAATTTTGTTTACTAGCAAAATGTATATGATATGGACATGGCATTTTTCTATCTAACATTAACATACCAGAATTACTGTAATTTGTCCAACCTAAAATTAAATCATAACATTCTATCTTTGCCTGACGAAACACTTTATCACCAAGTGCAGTTAAACATAATCCACCAGTATTACGAATGTTAACCCACCATGTTTTCATGGCATAATCAAAATCTGATATCTCCGTTGAATCTATCAAAGGAAGAATTTTTCTAGTTATTTCTTCTTTATTAGTTACGTATGATATCATATCAATCCGGATAAACTTTTTGTCCCTGATTTAAAAATACAACTGAAAATTTATCGGTTTTAAATTGATTGTTCAATTTACGACATAAATTTCTAGCATGACCAGGATTACTAAAACTAGTTTTCTTATATTTGGGTACACTATTACTATCCAAATAATGTTGATTTTTTAAATTGATTGGTTGATCATTATAATAAACCGCCCAAATACCACTAGCCTCTACAATCTGATCTACTTTATAAGTTTGTTTGTCTACTAATTCTAATAAGATTTTTGGTTGAGTTCTTGACATTAGAAATTACCACCAGTGACTTCTATCTTAATTACATCTTGTGAGGCATTGATTCTGTCATTAAGTTTATCTGCTAACAATTTAACGATTTCATCGCGTAACTGTCTTGCCTCATCTATTGGAAGAACTAGACTTTTTCCTGGATTTTGATCCATAGAACTTACTCTATCAATGAAACGTTTAATATTTACCATAGTCAATTATTTAGCTATATAAAGCCTCATCTTCGGTTTTAAATGGGCCATTATATGGATATCGTTGTACAAAAATATATTTTGGACAAAATATTGTTTCCCATTCATCATTCATTTTGATATTAAAATATCCGGCACAATGATAACATAAACTCTTTTCACTTTTGGTATAAACATGTAACTTACGTTTAAGATCATAAAAATTATTAAATGTTTTCCCTTCTACTGGCCAATGAGCAAATGGTGTTTCTTCATGTGATTCTAATGTTACTGGTTTATCAAATGTTACTTGAAGTGTTTGTTCAATAGCCTTAGTACTGGCATAATGTTTAGTATCATGACCAATCTTAATACAATAACCTGATTGATCTGCCTCTACATTGCCAATTTTTCTATCACCATCAGTAATAACCCATAGTTGATCTCGTACAATAGTTTTAGCAATCAGTGTCATTTTGTTCCTTTAATTTATGATTCTCTTTGACATACTCAGTCAATGCTTGTTCAAAAAATTCATTCAATGTCATATCAGCCTCATGAGCAGCACGAGCAACTAATGCGAATTGAACTTCAGTCATATCAACAGGAATTAATACTCTAGTATCATAATCCTCTCCTGATACAATAGCTAACAATTTTTCTAAAAAGTCTTCTTCAACGTCTAGATCAACATAATCAACATCGTCCCATGCTTGTTTTACGTTAACACCACATTTTTTTCCTTCTTTGTTATGTTTCTTAACATAGTCTGGGTTGATCATACGATAGGCACGATCATGTTGATAGTCATATGATGTTGTTTCGTAAACTACTTGAGTTTTGGTATCAAATACTATACTAGCACTGTATCCATCATTTTCACCATTCCAACTATCTAAACGATAACTATTTTCACCATAACAGTTCCACAAGTAATCACTACCTTCACTGATCTTGTAGTTAACTGTTTCCATAAAATCTTTTAAAGTAATCATTTTGTTTCATTTACCTTTTTTAACATATCATCAAACATATGACCATTCATATCAAATGCCAACAAAGCTTCATCAAGAATATTCATAGTTAGTTTTGCATCTAATGTATTAATCAATTCTTGACTATTCTCAAATTGATAAACCTTTCCTGATCCCGGTACTTTTCTAGCAATAAGTTTACCACCATATAAATCACCCATATGTCTTACATAAATATGAGCTAAAATCTGATCGCCTTTTTTACCATAGTACAAATTTAAAATATGTTCACGATAAGCTTTTGTACTAGGAAAAATTTCATCGCTAGTTAATACTTTATATCCAAGTTCATAAATATCTTCTTTAATGGCATCCGTTCTTTTAATAGAACGCATATCATGAAATAATCCAACCATTTCACCATAGTATTCAATATCACGATAAACATGATACATTTGTTGTAAATACATGGCATGTTGTTCTTTAGACAATTCACCATTCATCATCATTTGTACAAATATATGACTTTCTATCGCTCTATGTTTTTCGTTTGTATGTTCTCTTAAAATACTCATTGTTTTACCTTTAAAATTTTTTAGTGATCAATTTCCATACTTTATTATAGTATTTCTGGAAACAAACAATCCTGTACAAAAACTTTTACATCTGATTCACTTAACCCTAAACTAACCATTACTTTAGGTGTATGTGGGTTTTGTTTCTGATTTTGTGCGTAATAATTTTGATGATCTTTGGTACTAGTTACTGTATTATTAGTTTCATCTATGACATTCAGATAATGATCTAGATGTTTTCTAGACATAACTAATATTTGTTCTAATTCTATAGGATCACTTACATTACCAGCGGCAATCATATGTTTAGTAAATATACGTTGTGCCCACTCAGGTAATGGACGTGGCTTATTCCATTCTAATTTACTAGATTCGTTAGTAAACCAATCTATTAGCGGATGTTCTGCATCTCCGGCTGGACTAAAATCATGAAAACATCCTGTAATTTTATTTTTACCTGCGACTACATCAAATCCAAAGATAGGAGCAGGATTATGTAAATGTGGGAAAACACAACAATGCATCATCCACAATCCTTTAGAGTCTCTGGCATCTACAACGTCAATGTGTGCTCTACGATATCTACTACTTGCCCAAACTTTATTAATCCAACCTGGTTGATTAAAACGATGCATTCCAGGTTCTTCAATTATACTACCAGTAGCATAAAACTGACTTTCAAAGTATTGTTCTACTTTAATTAGTGTATCCCAAACATTACTCATTATTTTATCTCAAAAAATTGTTTAATCATTGCCTGAGCAATTTCTATACTTGGTCTAACGTTATTAAATCGTTTATCATCAAGTATCTCGCAACATTTCTTAGCCACTTGTTCGCCAAAGAATTCTACTTCCAACATTGTATTTTGACTTGGTGGAGAAATGTATAAACCACAATCATCTGCTATTTTCTTAAATTCCGATTTCATTATTTAATTCCTGTTTATTCAATTTACCATCATAGATAGAATTCATCCATTTGGCATATTGCTCAACCTGATCACCGATTTTTGTCAGTTCATATTTTGCAACAAATTTCATAAGATGCATACCAACACCAGTTTTAGGAACCACTCTCAATTGATCATGAATACATTGATCAACTGCATCTTTTACTTCTTGTGGTTGTGCCGTTAAATCACATAATGTTACATTACGAGCATAATCATCTAACACACGATGTTCAACACCATTATGATCAACCCAACGTTGTAACATTACATTGTTCCAATTGAATCCTTTGCGCTCTCTATCTTGATAAGCGTCAATTAATCCAACTGTTTTTTTAGTGCCTTTAGTTCTAATTCCAGGATATGCACTGAATACATTATCGCTAGTATCACCACGCATACATTTTTCAAACAACAAGTATTGTGGGGCTTCTAGTTTTTTATGTTCTTTTGTTTTTTTGTCTTTAACTTCACGACCACGATCATCATAATATCCTTCAAGAGTAATTAAATGACCAGCCATACTATTATATTGTTTTACATTTGGAGCGATAAGTTGAGCAAAATCACCATCACTACTAATAATGAAATGTTCATCTTCAGTATGAAGTTGTACAAATCTGGCAATGATATCATCAGCCTCAGCCGTAGGACAACGTAATACTGATACGTTTGTTTTTTCGTCTAGAAATTTTGTGAATACATCATAAGTATCCCAGAACATTTGATCCTGTTCAACTTCTTTTTCTGTTAGTGCTGCACGTTTGACTGCACGATTAGCTTTATAAGGAGTATAAAAATCCTTACGCCATGATCTACCTTCTAGTGCAAAGATCACATGACATGGTTCTGAACCAATGAAACGTCTGACAATACTTTGTACACCGCTTAAGGTAAGATGTAATGCCATACCAATCTTTTCCCAATCATCACTATGTTTACTTGCAAAGTGACGGCTTTTGAAAAACAGATTGGCAGTGTCTATGAGAATATATTTCATTGTGATCTTTATTTAGCTTATAATATACGTATATTATACTATAATTAAGCGTTTATGTCAATAAAATATGGATGGATTGATCTAGATCAACTAATTTCTGAACGGCCGTTACCTATATCAGTACGGCGGATATTTCGTAATTCTTCTTTTAATTGGTCAGTTTCCCGATTAATTGGATCGGCAATATTTTGTTCATATACTTCAAGTGCTATATTTCTACAAACTGTTTGAAACCAACGATCAACGATTACATCTTCACTTTCGCCTGGTTTTTGTTGATAACCGGCGCGTGCCAAATTGGCGGCAAATTTACTATTCCAATCTAGTTCAAAACTACCACTATTGATATTATCTGGATCAATATCCATTTTAAGTACACTGATATATGGTTCACCTGCGGCTGTTGCTCGTTCTTTTTCACTAAGTACAACTTTCGGTTCTTTTGGTTTACGAGGTTTGCGTGGCTTTTTAACCACTTCTGGTATTGGTTCTACAATTGGTTCTACAATTGGTTCTTGTTTAACAAATATTTTCTTTAGTGATTCAAACATATTTTTCCTATTTCTTTAATAACCAGATTAAATGTTCATGCTCATGATGCCAAATATATTGAACCATGGGAACTCCTGGATCAAGATATGTGACAATCCCACGATATGCCATTTTTAACCATATGATTCTGTTACTTAAATGACAACGATGAGGTAACCAAGCAAATGTTCTTGTCCATTCCGCTCTAGAGTAAAATAATTTATTACCAATCAAAATCATATTATCTAGTGGCATAGTATATTTATAATATTCAATTTCATCCAATTAATTTCCCCAACGTAGGGCAAATATCAACATTGATTGTTCGTCTTTAAAATAAAGATATGTTCTGACTTTCTCATCCATGTCACGTAATATAACACCTTGTTCATTCATCCAAACTTTATATCTAGAATAAAGTTCGGAATGATCATCATAAGGATTCCGATGAGTACTAAGATACCAATTAGAAGCATTATCTAAGAATGGACTAATTGGTAAATGAAGTTCAGAATCTGTCATTTAATCTGTTACGAAAATAAAAATATCTGATCATTACTATCTCTACGAGCGATTCTTGACTTTGTATAATTTGGACGAATTGTCATATCTATCACATTGCCAACAGGCAATTTTTTATAAATAGTCTTATGTTGCATACATACCTCAGCTTCGATCCATTCCACCTTAGTTTTTAAAGTATCTTCTGAATCAGTTTTAATAAATTTATCTCTAAATTTTAGATTCCATATACCAACATTAATGTTATTTCTATCAAGAACATCTTCTGGATAAATTCCATTATTTATTTGTTTTATTAATTTTTTACGAAAACCACTACCATGTTCGCTTTCAATCTGCTTATCCCAGTTATCCAAATTAGCCATTTGTCTAACAATTCTTTCACCACACGATCTAGTAGTTTCTGCTGGGGAACTAGAACCAATATAAGGAATAGCTATATGATGAGTACATGGATCTTGAGCATACGGGACATAACACATGGCATAAGCAAAATTTCTAGCATCATAATTACTCATGACAGCATAAATATCACCAGCACTAATTAAATTACGACATTTAATTATAAAATCTGGTTTATAAAAATCAATATCATCAAACATTTTAATCATTTTTAATTCTCCTATATAATTCAAATGAAGCTAAGTTTTTACCTTTACTCTCACACATAATATCAAAGTTATCATTGAAAGATAATGCCCAATCATTTACGGCATTATTCCAATAAAAATCACTATGAGCACGTAATTTTTGTTTGTTGATTTTATTCTCAACTAACTTATCACGATTAGGTAAAGTGTTGATACAATGATCTATGAGAACATCTTCACGACTGACTGAATAATGACAAGTAGGGCGCATACCACGCCAACTGTCCACCACACGCATAACACGATCATCGTTCGGATTGATGTATGCATTTGAGTGTATCCAATTATGGTGTATATCAAGCACAATAGGAACGATATCGCTAATAGTAAGGCAGTCATCTAACCCCCATGAATTTTCTTCGTTTTCAATAGTGATACAGTTACGGGCTTCTGGTGACAGTTTACCCAATACGTCACGGATACCTTGCGGTCCACGTTTACCGCTGATGTGTACGTTAATTTTGAAGTCTTGGAAACTTTTTCCGTAGCCCATCCATCTAGCCATGTCCGCATGATATTCAAATTCCTTTATTGAGTTTTCTACAATGTTGTCGTTAGCACTGGCTAACACAGTAAACTGACCAGGATGCATAGACAACCTGGTACCACTACGGCGAGCACTATCACCGATCTTACTAAAGTGTTTTTCGCAGTATGAAATAACATCATTCCGCTTCCAAAAATCCCTATAATTAACATGAGTATAAACGGGAAGTATATCACTTGACAAGCGTACCATACGTAATTGTTCATCTAATTTTCCTACTTTTTCTACAAGTTTACGTGTTGCCTCAATGTTACTTACCATCAAATCCCACAGTTTTTCTTCTGCAACAATTTTATTTTGACGATCAAGCCATGCAATTGTTGTTGTACCAGTTGTATATTTTCTAGCATCATCTTTTAATTTGATACCATTAACTTGTTCTGGAGTATCAATCCATTTACAAGCAAATCCAATTTTTTTGATAGTCATATAATTTTATTTACTTCTTGATTCAATAAGTTTAAGAATATCAGGATCATTTTTTTGATCCTCTCGTGGGGCAAATAAAGCGCGATTTCGTGAATCTACTTCAATTGGTGGATCAGTCAGATAATAAATTGCTAGACTTTTTCTATATACACCCGCTGATGTATTACATACTCTACTAAGTCCGTGCCAACTATTTTGAGTAGTATCAAATACTATAGCACGATTGTACAAGGGTGATACTTCTTTTACTAACTTGTCAGGATTTTCAAATAATCCCAAATGACCACCATATGATTCTTTCCAATCTTTAGTTACATATATAATAATGTTTATCTTACGTTGTAGTTCTAATTTAGGATGTAATGAATAGTCTAAATGTTGATTTAATATACCAGCCGAATCATGTATATGCCAACCACCACCATGTAATCCATAATCGGCATATAACTTAACTCCAACATGTTCAGACAAGATGTCAATAAATTGTTGACTATTTAGATAACTAAATAATTGATATGTATATTTGGGAAATAAACCCCAATTATGATTTTGTTTTTTGATTTCTACTGGATTATTATAATTGTAGTAATGATCACTATTGAAGTCTAAAAACTCAGATTCAATCTGTTCAATCAAATATTCCGGAAGAAAGTTATCAACAATACAGTGATCAAATGGAATAGCACCCTTAAATTCTGTAAAGGCATTTTTTAAATTATTGATGTTTACCAAATGTTTCATTAATAATCATTCTCAACTTTTTTCATGATAGATATTTAATTATTAATTGTTCAACTACTAGATAATATCCCCAAAATGGGAAAATTACGGCAAAAAATACTGACCAAAAACCTTTGGCCAAATAAATTCCGCCTAACCAAGCCACGAGTAATATAAGTGATATAAGTGATTTCATGATGAATTGTAACAGATTAGTTATTTGTTGTCAACAAAAAAGAAGAACATAAGTTCTTCTTTTCTTATTACGAAAATCGTTGTTCTTGTTGAGCAAATCTTCGTTGATCTTCCGCCCATTGATTCTTAAAGTTTTTATTACTACAAAACTTTGAATACTGTTGATAAGCGTAATTACGCATATTGTAAAGACATGATTCATCAAACTTATATCCAAATTGTACACAAAAATCTTTGAACTTTTCCAAGTCATCAAAAATTTGATTTACACGAGGATTAGATTGAATTTGTACTTTAGCCATGATTGTTTCTCTATTGTTTAAAACTATATGTGGTAGTAAATACCGGTTGATTAAAATTCATGATATTAATTTGAATATCATGTGTGATATAATAACTAGCAACATAATCATAAAGTAAATTGCTAACTACTATTAGATCCAACAAATTAGATTTTAACATAGTTTCATCTATATTGTCAATGACTTTGGACAAATCTAAATTGTCAAGATTGGATAAATCAGTATCATTAGTTACTTGAATACCAACGTTAATTTCATATTCTTTGAAATTAACTGGTAACCAAAATAATCTAATGGCATTGAATGAATTTCTAAGTCTAAGTTCAGCCAATGCGGCTTGATGTTGATGTTGATGTTGATCGCTCATTCAGATTCCTTAACTAATGCCATAACAATTTCCAATTGTTCTTTGGCAGTTTTAACAGATGGATATTTTTCAGCCAATTTTTCTATATACTGATCACGATGCATTTTATGTTTGGCCCAATCAAGTATTGATAAAATTTCTGGAGTAAGTCGAATACTTGTTGATCCACTACTTGCAGGATTCCAATAACCATTTGCCCAAATATATAAAGTGTTGCTCAGTAATCTTATTTCACCAGGAGATCCAGGAGATAGATCACTCGGTCCAGAACCAACATAAGTTGTATGTTGTCCTTGACCATTGTCAACAATAAGTCCGTTAGAACTGTATATACTATGAATCATAATTTATGGTTGTTGTGCTGGCAACAAATATTCATATTCAACAAGACCACTATCAACAGTGATTTTCATAGCACCAGCATCACCAATATACATCTTCTTATCACCATCAAGACCAAGAATAGCCAATACTTGATTTACTGGCCATGCCCATGTACGTTGTAATGATCCAACAATGTTTTCTTCAAATACAAAATTGGCACTATGTGTACTTACATCACCAAAATATACTTTAAGATTGGTACCATCAGTTTTGGTAGTAAATGTGGTTTGTTCACTATTAGCACCTGATTGTTTCTTGAGACGAAGAATGTTAACAACTTTAGGAACAAATTCTACGTTCCAAGCAGCACCAGCAAACTTAACTGGCTTAACTGTATCTTCAACCACTGACTTGGCCATCAAACGATAGTCATTAATAAAATCCCCAGTACTAGTTTCAAAGTGAATTGCTTCTGGTACATCTTCACCATCACGAGTTTTACGTGTCATGACAATAGTGGCATTTTCGTTATATTCATCAAAGCCAAGAATGGTTTTGAGTTTAGGAAGATTTGGCATACCAAATATACCTTTGAAATCTGATTGTACATTCTTAAACTTTGCACTAACAATAACTGTTCTGTCTTCAGCCATTGCATTAATAATTGTTTCTTTATCAGTTCCAGTAATCTTAATAAGATTAATAAAACCTAATTGACTTGTGTGACTAATAATATCTGTTAGATAATCTTTCATATTTTTCCTCGTATAGTGTAATAATACTGTATTTTGTATTGGTTGTCAAAGTATTTGGACAACTATTCAAATGAGAACAATGTTCCAAATGTTGAATTGATATTGGTATCTTGTCTAATATCCCACTTCAATACACCAATCATGTTTTCAATCTTTTCATCTACTAAACTTCGTTCCATACCTTCATCATCAAATGGAAGTTCTTTGAACCAATCTGGTAATCGTAATTCATCTGTGGGATAAGCCACACTAGTCATACCAAGTGGATTGTCTCTTAACTGACATACTACAATTTTCATACCATCCACAATTTGTTGTGAATAGTTATCACCATTCATTTTTCGTAAATAATTCCAATTGATACTGGCATTAACATGTCCTGGTGGACTAACTTTCTTGGCAGTTCTTTTTCCATGACTTTCACCTTCTCTACGTAACATTTCTTCATAATGAGTAATCTTCTTAACACCCATTGGTCTACCTTTAGTCCAACTTTCATTCTTAGATAATTTAAGTTTGAAATCACGAATATCAGAAATGACTTTTTCACGATCAGTACCAAGTAGAACCATTTTTAGAATGTCATACAGAAATTCCTGTACATATTTTGGAGTATCGGCTCGTTTCAAATCCAAACCCATGGCTTTGATCTTACCAGATTCACCATTAACATCTAATCGTTTACCTTCTTTATCATAGATGTTTACGGCATAACGTTTCTTACTCATAAAGATTCCACGATCAGCCACTAATTCACGTCCAGCGGCAATAATAGAACCATTCTTATGTGTAGTATGAAATGATCGTTCCATAAATTCAGGGAAACTGGCATTAACTGCTTCACCAAGATTGTCATAGATTTCTACTGCTACATCCTTGTTCCAGTTCTTACTCATCTCTGGATCTTTTCCAAGAATTGGCCAAGCACTGAAATAACATGAGTCAGTATCACCATAAATGATTGCATCACCATTATGATCATATACACCAGCAATTGCCTCATTCAAGAATGCACTCATATGTTTGACAATACAGCGTCCACCAAGCGTAGTACTTTGACCTAATCTTAAGTCATAGAAACGACTATGTGGATTTAACAAAGCGCCGTATGCAGAGTTAAGTAGAATCTTTCTGACTAACTGTCGTTTGTCTAAGAACTCTCTATCTGTTTTTGTAGTGGCAGATTTCAATTGTTTTTGAATATCTTTACGTTCACTATACCATTTAGTTAACAGACCAGGAATAACACCTTCTTTCTCATAAGTGAAAATAGTTCCATTAGCACTTAACATCCATGGTTGATTACTATCAAAAATCATTTTCCAGATTTCAGCCGCACTAGCTTCTTCACTACCACCACGTTCCCAATCAATGGTCAATAATGTACCACGTTCTTGATTCATAACGGCAGTATATTCTAATGTACCAAACAATCCGTCCCATGCCTGAGCAAATGTCATAGCCTTGACTTTCTTACGATTTACCACTTTATCAGTCATACGATCAGTGATATACTTGTCTGTCATGTGTGGGCGGATTTGACCAATGATGGTTTCTGGCGCCATGTTAAGAGCACGGATGACTGACGGGTATAGTGAGTTGATATCAACCGCACCGATCCATTCATGGATTCCTTTTTTAGGCACAGCAACATAGGCACCAGCTGCCGTTGGTTCGTCTGATAAATCATTACCTCTCCTTACTTTGTCAGGAACTATAAGACCACGAGAATGTGCTTCATTGACCACAGCTTGATCAATCATGGCCACGGATCCCATGGCAGTTGCTATCAATACGCCATTTTGATGAGCAATATCGTTAGCGAGATTTAAGAATTTTAATTTGTCATGAATTTTAAACAACAACATTGTATCTTGACGATTGTATTCCAAAAACTTACGCCAATCTTTGTTGTATAATTGATCCAATGAACCTTCATATTGAGTTTTGTTTTCACCAACTTCCATTTCACCAATATAATCAAGTTTATAACTATGACGGCTTTCATAGTTATATTTCTTATATAGTTCAAGATAATCCATATGAACACGACCAAACAAGTCATATGTTTCTTGTTCTTGATCAAACATAACGTATGTTCTTGGTTTTGGTAATTGATTCCATAAACAGAATCTACGAGTATCATCTTTACTCATAACTCTAGTAACACGATTAACCATATATGGTATATCATACCCAGCTGAGTTCCAACCAGTTAATACATCCGAATCTTCTATTAGATCAAAGAACATATTAAACATATCAATTTCATTATCAAATACAAAAGTATTTTCAAAGTCTTTTGATATATCTTTGGCCATTTCTGGACTCATATGTTTTGGTGGAATACATAATGTGATTAATTGATCACACCAATCTAGATACAATGAAATTGCCGTAACTGGATTGAATGGATCATTGGTTGGGGCAAACCCTTTTTTCGGATCAAAATCCGTTTCAATGTCAAAGAAACATGTATGAAGTGGTGGACTATCTTTACCAAGATAGTTATCAGATAACATACGAAAGATAGGATTGATATCACTTTCAAAGATTTTCTTACCACTATGCATCTTAAGTTCTTTTTGGAACTCACTACGTTTACGTGTGCTAAATCTTGTTACTGTATCATCATATACAGTACGATATTTGCCTTTTGGATCTGAATAATAGAAAGTATAATTGGTTGGATATTGATCATAACGGCGATTGCCATTAGTATCACGTTCTACAACATGAATAATATCCTTGTCTCTATCTAATATAGCATCTACATATGACATAGATTACAGTGTTTTCCCAACGGTGACTAGAATGTTTTCTAGTAATTCCTGTTCCTTTTGAGTTTTACCAAATTCCATTTTATGTGCGGTTCTGATTGCCTTTTTAAGAACAGTTGATTTGATATTCATTTCTTCAGCTACTGCCTTGATAGTATCTGATAAACCACTGTTGAGTGTTTCAACTTCATTCATGACCTGCATACCTTCATTAATTAACTGTGTTAATTTAAGTTTTTGATCATTTGAGAAAATGGTTGTATCGTGTTCTTGATTGTCTTGTGTATCTGACATTGTAACTCCTTTTAGATATCTACTTATTATACAGGAGTTACGCTATATGTCAATACATTTTGGAAGATTTACTGATGCATGATCCAAGTATCTGGGATTTCTTTATATTTGGCGGTCCACATATCATGTAGTTTTTGTCCACTGATACTATGTGCTTTGGATATACTAGTCATCATACCATCAATGATATCATATACGGCATCTTTATCATCTTTGACTGATTGTATTTTTTTCTTTTGAGCCAACAATGCCGCTTTTAATTGTGGTACGGCTTGATCATCTTTACTATGATCCATATTCTCATTGATCTCTTGATCGTTCTCTTGATCCAAATCTATACATTTAATAGATACATTATTTAAAGCTGCC